GGTTCTCTTCTGCAGTGCTCTCATTGTCAGTGACCAGAACATGCGCTGAGTTCGTGGCGTTCGTGGCGTTGGTAGAGTTCGTAGCGTTTGTCGCGTTCGTTACGGTCACGCCAGCAATGACAGTGTTCAGCGCAGTGCCCCCTACAGTGATCGCATCAGCTTCCAGGGTTCCGTGAAAGTAACCATCCTTAAACTGCTTAGCCGATGCACCCAAATCAACATCGGCGTCGGTCACAGGCTCCAGCACGCCATCCTTAAGGACAACCTGGTCGGCACCCGCCGCACGGAAAATAATGTTGTTATCCGTACCAAAGTCAATGTCGTTGTCCGCATCGCGACCAACCACCAAGCCAGTGTTCTTAACTGAAGTGATGCCTGTTTGGGCCGCTGTAATAGCAAGAGTTCCGCTACTGGCAGTAATGCCTGTGCTTGCAATACCGCTAACAAGGTCGGCGATGCTCTCCTTCTTAGAAGCGTTGCTATCATTAGCGTCAACAATAGCGACGGAGTCATTAGCTACGTCTACCGTAGCGGCAGATAGCTCATTGAGGTCAAGTGCAACAGTAACAGCCCCGCTATTACCGCCACCAGAAAGACCATTGCCTGCAGTAACACCAGTAATGTCACCCACAGTAGGCGCTTCCCCCACAAACTTTGCGCCATCCCACGTAAGAACGTCCCCGCTCGACATCGAATCTTGGCCAATCTTTGTAACATTACCCGACCCATCAAATGTAACCGCTGCAGTACCGCCAGCCTCCTTGAGTGAGCCGCCGTCATCAAGGATGATGTCGCCCGTAGTAGAAATATCGCCTGACGCAGTAATAGCTGCAGCTTTTAGGGCCGCGTCAGTAAGCGTGAGGTCGCCGCTGCTGGACCCTGTGGCGTCGGTGGTAGAGACTACCCAGGTGTCAGCGCTTTCGTCCCAGATCAGAGATGCGTTTGTAGCGCTTCCGCGCTCAAGAATAATTCCGCCGTCGCCAGAGGGGGTTCCGGCAGTGCCGTTACCAAGCTCAATCAGCTTGTCCTCGACCTTGAGGTTGACGGTCTCGATACTGGTGGTCGTACCCTCTACTGTGAGGTCTCCCTCGATTGTGACCTTACCATCAGCATCAGCCTGAACCGATGCGTCAAAAAGACTTCCCGTGGTGCTGGTACTGCTGCCCATTATGCCCTCCAGTTAAGCCTGACGTTCACCGCCAGAGAACCTGTGGCTGACTTAGCGAACAAATAAATTGTCCCTTGAGTCGAGTTACTCACCGTCGAGTCGAGATGAAAATCTTTACCGATAGTGTATACAAATCCACCGACCGTACCCGTTCGGATGGTTGGCGCTTGTGTTGCGCCGGCCAGTTGATCCGTCGTAATAGGAACAGCCCCCGCAGAGTCTCGAGCTAAGTAGATTGTTACGTTCTCTCCTGCGGCGACACTGCTGGCCTCGAGTTCAATTGACTCGAGATAACAGTTAGCGGGAACCGCCAGAGCAGCCGGGGAGTTAGTCGCGTCTGAAGTTAGTGCGAACCCCGTACCATTGTACGAGGTACCAACGTTATTTGCGTGCGAGTAGGAGTACCCAAATCGAGTAAATTCTTGAATAGACATGCGCCAAACCTAGTTGAATTGCTGGTGACAGTGTAACACTTTTTTACTCCAGGTCGATTTTCCTGCTACCCGGATCACGCTTCTTTAATCTTTCTAACCGCTCAAGGTCTCCCTTAAGGGGAGCGGGCTCCTTTTTCTCGACATCTACGTAGTCCGCGCCGATCGCTCTCTTGACCGCTGTAAAGTCTTGCCCACCAGTCTCCTCCTGCTGCTCGTAAACACCCATTGCGGCTGTCTTATCGGGATACACCTCGGTAATGTCCATCACACCAAACGTGCGTACCCACCTCTGAATCTGCCCACGTATCTCCGCTTGCTCTTCTGAGGGCGCCATCTCAAGTTTCTTCAGGTATCCGTTAAGCTCGTCAAGAGGAGAGTGCTTAAGCAGAAGAGTACCTAAGCCGCCGCTCATGTAGTAATTTTTAGTGGGCTTGAGTTGGGCTCCGAAAAGGTACGGATCCTCTTCTTCGAGCCTAATCTTTCCGTCCTCGACTTCTTGCATCGCTTGCGAGTACTCAAGCCGTCGACGGAACGGATCTTCTTTCGGATCTACAGGTAAAAACTCGTACCCAGATTTAGCCATCATCTTCGCCAGGCTTCCTGCGACCCGATAAGGTGGTCCGTTGTCTTTCATCTTCGCCATGGCAAAGAGGTCCGCCGCAAGCAACGCGCGGTCAGGCTGAAACAAATCCATTAGCGGCTTCGACACCGACATTAGTTCGTTCTCGTCGTCCGGCGAATACGCATCCGTCAAGTAGTCAGGAGCCGCCACCGACATCAAATTACTGCCTATCGCGAACAATGCTGACCAGGTCAGAGCAAAGTGGTTGTACGCAGCTTTGTAGCTCTGCTCAGGAAACATAAATGCTGTAAACGATCGGTCGGGCTCTTGCCGTCCCTTTAGCGTATGAAACAATCTATTCTGCTCATTCGCAGCATGAGGCGACATGATTACATCGCGTCTTGAATAATACGGGGGTAGCGATGTTTTCGACGGCTTTTCAAGCGCGCCGCCTTCAAGAACCCCACCATAGTTAAACTTTCCGTCCTTAGATTTCTTGTACAGCCTTCGAATTTCTGCCCCGCTTGCGTTGAGCTTGTACCACTTACCGTGCTGGAACATCGAGTCGCGACCACTCATAGCCATCAGAATCTGACGTTTTAATTTGTCGTCAAGCTGAGATATCGAGTCAACGCCAAAGTCATCTACTAAGTCTTTCTTGAGCGCGTCATACGCGTCTCTCTGCTCGTCAGACAATGCCTGAACGTCGACGCCCAGAGGATCGACAATGTCTTCGAACAGCATCTCGCTTACAAACTGAGAACCCTTGTTGTACGAACGGTTGAGTACTCCCAGGCGGTAGGCCCCGCGAGGACTAAAGACGACATCGACAAGCTGTCGGTTAGCGTTTTTCTGGAATGCCCAGAACGGGAAGAAAATATTGATCAGCCAGTGCCGATCCATTTTCGACATCGATCCGGCATAATCGTACAGTGCATCGATAGTTAGCCGCGCTGCTTTTCTCGGGTCAACACCCATCTCAACTAGTGTAAGCATTGCCCCGTACCGCTCACGCTCACTCCACCCCTCAGCAATGTCCTCGGCAACCTTGGTCATCTGACGGTAAGGATTAGCGCCCGTTGTCAGAAATCCGAGTTTACTAGTGTTTGCGCCTTTAGCCATCTCGTCACTCAAAAACATTTCGCCCGCTAGGCGAATCTTTGTTCCTAGTGCCGCAGTATCGAATGATGCAGACAAGCCTTCTTCGACGCCAATGCGGCGCAAGTCTTTGTATGCAAGTGGGATGCCGTCGACCATCATGAACCCGTCGCGGGCTTCGAGCAAATCATTTAGATCGCCACGCCACTTAGACGATCGCAGAATCTTCGCGGACCAATCAGCCGCCGCGTCACCCTTACTCTGAAGCCAACGTCGAGCCGCCTCACCAGCGTCATCGGGCCCAAACTTCTGGGCTACGGCAATTATTCCCTGGCCGACGGGGTTAGCCGCAAATGTCTGCGGCAAGATTCTCGTAGTAGAGATAAGAGCGGGTCGGAACCCTACGATCTGACCCATCTGATTAAAGTGGTCCATCGTGTTCATCCAGAAATATCTAGACTTCAACAGAAAGTGACCCCGGACCATCCGTGTCTTGAGATAGCGATACGTCCAAGCCATCGCAAGCTGATCACCACCCGCAACTTCTTTGATTCCCTGACCTAAAGCCTCAAACAAATCACCGGTTAATTGTTTCTGCGTAGGGTCGGTTGCTTGCTCCAGCGCCATACTTAACTTTCTGCGTGCTGCTGCCGGGACATAGAAGTTTAAGCCCTCTAGCTCTGCGGCTTCCAAGAATTGAGGGTTGTAACCGTGTACCTTAAAAGCCTGTTCAACCTTAGCCATGTCCGCAGCATCGTCGATGCCCTCACCTTGAATCCACTTTTTAAAGTTATTCGCAGTGCGAGCATCTGTTGCGATGCCAAGATTAACCCACTCAAGACGAGCTTTCGCCGCCTGGCCGTAGCCCGCAATCAGCGCGGTGACCCGATTAGCTACAGGCCCGACGTCCGCATCGATCCCGTAAAGCCGATGAATATCGTCATACAGCTTGCTAAACTGCGACACCGAATTGTCGGCGCCGTCAAATAGCTTACCCTTTCTCGTAGTAAGACCTAAAGAATACGTCACCGTCTCGAGAAGCTGGAACGCTTTCGGATCCAACGACCTTCCGTTTGCGTAGCCCCCAGCGGCGAAAATTTTCTGTAGCAAGTCGCTGCCGCCCTTGGCGAAGACTATCGAGTCGACTGCGTTTATTGCCGTTTGCTGGCCGTTCTCAAGCGTCTTCTCCCACCCCTTAGACATAAATCTCTGATCGTCTAATAAGCCCTTAAGTACTGAATAAGCCTTGCTTAATTCCGTCTGCTCCGACGTAGCCACGTTTGCAAAGTATTTATTCAACGACTGTGACGCAGACCCCATCATGTCATGCCCAGCACTCAACGCGTTCCGACCAGACTTAAATTTAATTTGAGGATCGCCGGTAATAAACCGAACCAGCTTTTGAGGTACGCCCTCATGGATAAGCGTCACGGCATCGCCGATACTTTGTTGCGTCATCCGAACGCCCGCCATGACGGCTTCTCTTACCTTCGGCGGCAGGCTCCTCATGTCAGCCACGGCATCACCGCCGATAAACGCAAATGCGGCACCCTTCTTCACCGGGCCTGACGTGACGACAAACTGCTCTATCATTTCCGTCGTCGAAAGCTCATTTACCGCGTCGGCCTGACTCGTAGTCGCAATTTTGCGTGTCGCCGGAGAGTCAACCGTGCTCTTTCTTGCAGCAAAAGACGCGTAACCACGACTAATTTCTTCCAGTGAGTACGATGACTTTGCTCCCGGAGACAAAAGTCCGCCGAGAGATACCGGTCCCGGCAGATCGATAGTTACATCTGCTTGACGGTCCTTTAGATATTTCTTGTGCGCCGCAAGCAGCTTTGACTTTAGCTCCTTTACCGATATCGGATGACCTAGCCTATCAGATTCTTGTGCAATTCTAAGGAGATACTCGTCGCTGACTTTTGCGGGTAGATCGTCCAGCAATGCCCGTCGAATAGACTTGAAGATATTTGGCGCCCCGGACTCTTCCGGCGGCATCCCGACTAAGATCCGGTCAAACACCGACTCAATCTGAGGTTGAGGGCTAAACTGCGCTCCGTCAACGCGAGCATTCTTGGCTGCTGCAAAACTCTCTGCAATCCGGTTTCGAACGCGCTCGAACGCTGAGGTAATCTCGGCGGTCGGCGGCGGAGCACCCTCGGCGTACGCGGTAAACGCTTTTGCAAATACATCCTCAGCGCGCGCAATCTCCGCCGGGTCGTCCGAAACAAACAACGCACCGCGATGACCTACCTTGATTCCTTGAGTCGAGAGCCACTCCGTGACTTTACCCATCTGCTCGGCGTCCAGTTCTTTACGTGCAACCTTACTGATCTCAAGAATAAACGCTTCTACGGACGGCGCTTCTTCCATAGCTCGTACGACTTTCTGCGTATCGGCAGCAAACTCGGCGACCTCGGGTCCTGCCGCCGGTCGAAGTGCCGCTGCGCCAGGAGGAACATCAACCGAGGGGGCAAACTTCCGTATGTCTAAACCTGAATCAGCGAAATCCGCTAAGGTATTTTTATTCATCACGAACCGCAGTAGAGGTTCGCCTGTAGCGGCATTCATAGTCTTGAGTTCAGAAAACGGAACGCCTGCCGCGATTAACCGCCGATACATCTTCGTCGCTTCCGCATTGGGATTGACGTCACTCAAGAAACCCAGGCCCCGCGTCTTCGCAACCTTAAGTGCCTCTAGATACACCGAAGTCCCAATACCCTGACCACGAAGACTGGCAGGCAACTCGATCGACTTCACGGACAAGTTCTCGCCGTCAGCCTTAAACACCATCCCCGAAATAAAATCAGCGTCAGGGTCAACCGCTGCGTCGCGCAGTTCTTTTGTCGTCAGAAGCTCTAAGCCTTCCTTAAGAGGCTCGACCTTCGGATCAATCCCAATAGATCTCGCCGCATCATCCACCGCCGTCACCGCTGCCGCTGCCGCATCGTCTGATTGATCAACAATCGCCTCACGCTTCATACGGCCTATGATGTCGCTAAACTCTCGACGCTCAAAAATCTCTTCGACAGACTCGTTAGTAGTTCGTGCAATTGCTTTTAAGCGTTGGTCAAGGTTCCGCGCGACATGCATCGCCGAGTCACCCCGCATCGCAGGAAACGTTTCCTCTAGCTGGTTCCGGAAATTAAGGGCGGTAGACGAAATTTTACGCGTTCCGATCTCTTCGTATTTATTCGCGACGGATTGAATAATCGGACGAACCTTTATCTTCTCCTGCTCCGCCAACGCTTTTCGAGTTAGCGCGTGAGCGACACCTCTCGACTCGGCGATAGCGGCAATCGAATTAGTTACCTTGACAAGCTCGGCCGTTAAGTCAGCCTTTGACCGCTGCACTTCAGACTTAGCCGCAATCTTCGCCGCCTGGTCGTGCGCTTTGCCGATTTCCCGCGTCAGATCCCGAATATTAAATTGCTTCGACCCCTTTTTTCCTGGTGGAAGTTCGGACAAATAGGTCACAAGACGACCCTCAAAAGCCTCTGGACTGCGGGCAATTAAGTCCGCGCCTTCTCGACTACGAACAAACGACAACAAATCCATCACGGAACGACGCACCTGCTCCGACTGACCCGCCTTTTTCGCCTGCGTGAACCCCTGACGCACCAACTGGTTATTAAGTTTCGTCATAAGCGGAGCCAGCACTTCGCGCTGAATCTCAACGGCGTAGCCACCACTTGTCTGGTCCTTACCGATTCGCGTCGCCAAATTCTGAAGCCTCTCTAACTTACGAGAAAGACTAAGGAATTCGGGGAACGGTACAATCTGAGCCTCGGCTTCGCCGCGAGAAAGAACTCGCTCTGTTGCGGGGTGAACAAAGTCACGCTTCAAGCCGGTGTCCGAGAAGCCCAGAACAGACGCAACTTCATCCGCGCCCTTACCCGTCAACAACGGAACATCGCGGGCTATCTCCATCGCAACGTTATGATCCGTACGATCAACTTCTCTCATCAGAGGCTTTAATTTTTTCCGTATCGTTTTTTCTGCGTCTTCCGCGACCTTAACGGTTTCCCGTGCTTGCGCTAAAAGCTTGTTACCTTCATCGATGTTTCCGGCGCTAAAAGAATCTCTCGCCCGAACAACCAACTTTTGAGTCTCAATCATTTCGCCGGCCGCATCACCCATGCCGTCAAGTGCATCGGGAATAAACCTTTTGTTCAGCAGCGGCTGAAGCTTCTTGACTCCTGCGCCTACCGTGGACACAGCTTTAGCCAGTCCGACTGTAGGGTCCGGCGTTAGGACGTCAACTAAAAAGCCTAGCGAGCCGTAAGCAAATGCCTTTACGCCACCGTCTTCCGCCCCCTCACGAGAGAGCATCAGCTTTGTGAAGTCGTCCGCGTCCTTAATTCCCTGGACGGAGCCCTTCATCAAAGCCTCTCGAACAGACTCGCCCTCAGGTCCGTCTAAAAGTCGGCGCAGGCCACCGGCAGTAAAGCTCAGGTGAAGGTTGAGCTTATTAAACACGCTATCGAGGGTATCCTCTGCCGTGAATACCGGTCGATTACTCTTGTCCAAACCGACGATTCTTACTCGGTTTTTTCCTGCCGCGTCAGCCAATTGAGTGAGGTAGGGGTCTCCCTCGCCGACACGGTTCTCGAACATCGTGTTGTCGGGGTCCATAAACTCGTACGACAACAGCGCCGGAACACCCAACTTATTTGTCGTAAGGTACAAGGCTACATGACGTTTGTTGGCTCTTACAAGCTCGTCCCGTAAAGCCTGCTCTCTAGACCCCTCCACCATAGCCGCCGCGTCAAAAGCGCCCACAGTGATCCCCATCTTTCGGGCGACAATCTCGCGGTCATACTGATAGCCTGCTTCGAAGAGCTTCTGGAAAGCACGATTCTCAAACGAACTTTTAATGTCCGTTTTCTCCAGCCCGGCTAAAATCGCAGAGATCATTCGCGCCCGATCAGGTTGATCCGATACTTCGGGGTCCGTCAGCATTCTGACTTCTTGCTCATAATGATTGTACGCCGCAGACCCCGGCTTTGCGATTTCGTTCTGGACGTCGCCGCCGATAGCTTCCTTGTCCAACAAGAATCGGTACGTCTCTTTTTTGTCGGCCTTGTTTATCCGGTCCAAAGCCGCTTGGCGCTTGCGCATATCAATCTCAGCAAGCGACTCACCTTGAGGTGACGCCTTAGCCGCTTCACCTAAAAGTCGACTGGCTTGCTTTAGGTATGCTTGCCGCCGTTTCTGTTCCGTTGCATCTTGAATCGATGGCTTCTCGAAATTAGTCATGAACTGATTTGTAAGCTCATTTGCGTCCGCGTCAGGGTTGCGGAACCCCGCCAACTCGTCACGGCTATGCACCGCGTCAAGAATCTTGGCCATCTGGAAGCGCGGATCCTGCAACTGCTCAACCGTGTACCCCACGCCTTCGCCAGCACCGCGATTAAACTGCCACACGCCGTGTGAGTCTTCCTTACCCGGAGACTTTATAAACGGATCCAACCGACTCTCAGAAAACCCATTAGCTAGAATAGCCGCCATCTGGTTCTGGTTAAGGCCCGCGCTAGACCCCATATCATAGACAACCTGAGCAACTGCTTGTTGCCGCTTAGACGAATCTTTGATCGACTTAAAGTCAATTGGCTTAGACGCTTTAGCTGTGCGCCGCTCTTCGTCCGTAAAGGCATATTGCTTCTCGCCCGAAATCAGGCGCTGATTCGCGATGTCCTTGATTTCTTGCTTCCGCTTAAGAACATTAAGCTTCGAGCGAATAGATTTCATCGCTTCTTTACGCTGCTCAAGGGGCTTCAACGAAACCATGCCGCCAGCTTCAAGCTCTGAGAGGACATCCTTGACGTCCAGTCCCTTACGTCCGACATCATCCAGCAGCGTGCCTACCTCAAGGCCCTGGCTACGCGCCGCACGCGCAAACTGGTCTTCGGTCAGGCCCAATCTGCGGCTGTGCTTATCAACAATTACGGGCAAAGAAAAAAGCTCGGCCTCAATACCTTTGATACTACCCGGCCCAAACGCAAGTTCTCTCTGTCGGATTATCGTATTGGCCAGTTCCTCCACCTTCAGATCGAGGCTGTCAAACTCGATCTCTTCTTGAGCCGCCGAAGAATCCGAATCTACAATCGGCGTAAGGTCGGCCTCCGTCTTAGTACGACTCGATTTTTTAGGCTCGGCCACGATAACACCCCACTCAGTTAATCTTCCTTAACCGTGCCGACGCCATCTGAAGCGTCTTTGAGCGCCTCAGACCTTAGAAATTTACGGTATAAGCCTTGTGACTTTTCAAGATCATCTCGCCGCCTACTTCGCAGCGATAATTCTTTCTCCGTGCGGCTGAGCATTTTACCAAGCTGACTTAATTCCGTCGCGTACTTCGTCAGGTCGACATGAACGTATGCGTCCGTCGTCGGTCTTGTATCCACAGGGAAACCTTCGAGCACCTCAATCTGCGCGGCAGTTAGATCCTCTCGAGGGATACTCACCGTCTGACCTCTAGTGTTACCCTTGCTAAAGCCCTCCGCAGCCCCCAATCGATCGCTAAAGCCCTCCGCAGCCTCCAATCGATTACGTATCTGCGGGATATCCATATCTGCTAGCTTTTGCTTGAAAGAATCAACTGCTGGTTGCATATCGCCAATTGCGTAACGTTCATCCTCAGGGTCATCGAGTTTGCGCTCAATGTTTCGGAGCCCCGCCTCGATACCTATCGCCTTACGAGTATCTACATCATGCGGAAGAAGCGAATCCATCGGTGAGGTAGGAGCCTGCAGCGTCGAAGGCTTTACGCCCTCGATCTTCTCAGTGTAGTCAGGAGTCAAAGCCAAGTCCAACTCAAACGGATCGGATTTGCTGCGAGACGCGGCCTCGAATATTTTTCGCCTGTAGCCTCGATCAACGCTTTGCAGTTGAGGTGCGAAGCCTTCAGGGCCCCGGACCACTTTACCCGTAGCGTCGAGAGGAACCGCACCGTGTCGCAGCAGGTCGGACCCCCGCGCTCGACGTTTATCGTCTTCGGCAGCTTTTTTCTCCGTACGAGCATATTCCTCTTCTATCGAACGCCGCTCAGCTTCGGTCTTTGTCTGGGCAAGCTTGGCCTCATGTAATTCTCTGCGCTTACGTCTCCGAGCCTCCGCGCTGTTCGCTGCTTCGTTGCTCGCAACCTCTTCGGGAGTCGGCTCTGCCGGCCCGAGAAAAGCGCCATCGCTCTCATCCGAGCCGCCGCCACTACTGCTACCGCCACCGCCACCGCCACCGGAATTACCGCCGCCAGACGTTACGGGTTTAGGTGGGCTGATACTGTGATTTCTTTTAGAGCTACGTCGCACTAGAGCCTCGATTTTTTTGAGCGAACAAAAAAGCTTCCCCAAGCTCAACCAGATTAGAACTTGGTGCGGGGCTGATTTGCGTAGACTCACTTAACGAATTTGCATAAGGGTTAGGCGTGCCCGTTATCGCGGCCATCGCCCCGCCCATTTGCTTTGTGTGCGCATCCCGGTCAAACCCCTCTCGCTGATAAAATCTGTTTCCCGCCGCGTCTTCCGGCTTAAATATCGAACTGCCGTCCTCCCTCTTAAAAAGAGACCTGCGTTTCTTCAAAGACTCGGCAGCCGCACCCTTATCAAGGCTTACAGCGAGTGGATTCTCTTCTACGTTCATGGAGTCCCCTTAAATAGATCACGCCTAGCTTTTAGCGCTTCGAGCCCCTGAAGGTCGAAATTAATCGGGTTACCCACTGGAGGGGTCGAAGGGGGTGCCGTCGGAGGCGCTCCCCCTGCTCCAGGAGCGATAACCCCCGATGGTTTTTTCGCCTCATCTGCGGGAATATCCAACTCATTTGAGGTATCGGAAACTGGTGTAGGCGGGCTAACGCCGCCGCCCAGAGGGGCCTCGACTCCCCGAAGCATAATCGCAAGGTTCTTACGTCTCTGCTCTTGATCGGCGCCACTCAACGATGTCGATAGCTTCCGCTGTGCCGCAGCCCGTTCTGCGTCCGTCATCGGAGTGACCGTTTTAGGCGTAACGCCGGCAGCCGCAGCCATCCTGTAGTACGCTGCCACGCGCTTCCCCGCGTCCTTGTTGTTTAGCGTCACTGCATTCTGTGCCGCCTTAAACGCTTGGTCTCCATCTTGCGCGAATACAGCCTTCGGGTCTTGGGGCACGGGGGTTACAGGAGGTTTATTTTCCTCCGCGTTAACGGCGGCCACTTCTTCAATACCCGCGATAACACTTTCCTCAGACGTCAGCTTGTCCGTCGAAGGTGCATCAGTTCTGGGGGGCGCAGTATTTTCCGCTGCGATTTCTTCCGTCGTCTTAGGTGGCGCGCTAATGCTCACAACCTTTAGGCCGCCAATATTATATTCTTCGCCCCGAGACCTGCCCGCAGACGCGTCAAACTTCACGTCCGCGACTTCAAGACCCAAGGATTCGGGAGTGATCGCCTCGAGCCTTGAGGCGCGAACACCGTCGAATGTAGCGAGATACTTGGGATCATAATCGGGCTCACCCTCAAAGCTCTCCACGCCAAAGTCAAAATTGTCCCCTTTAAGGTCCTCGGCAGTGATAAATCTTGCCTTCCCATCCGCGTTCTCCGGATCGTCAGGATCGGCATCGTAAATAACAGCGCGACGTGACTCAGCAGCCATAACCTTCGAGTACAGATCAAATCCTGGGAGGGAGCTTGAGTCAGGGTCGCTTTCAACCGGGGTCAGAACAGGTTTTCCCTCGTCCGTCAGGTCGCGCAAAAATACCTGGCCGTCAGATGTGACCAGGTATTCCTCGCCGTCTACAACCCGTGCCGTGATCTCACCGCCAGAAATTGCTTCCTCCCGCCGCGCATTGTACTCATCCTCACTGAGGAACCTTCCGTTATCGAGAATAAAACTGCCTTCGACCATCGCCGCCTCTTCTTCTGAGAGGGGAGAGGAGCCGCTGACCCGCGAGACCGCCGCAGCTATGTCGGCCTCTGAGTTGCGGTGCAGCCTGTTCGCCCGACGCGTTAGCTTCGAAGCCCTATCGGGAATCTCACTAATCAACTCCACCTCACCGTTCTCGGCGATATCCTTTGTAATTAGTAGGGGCGGACCCTCAGCTTGAGTAATCTTCATCGTCCCCGGAGGATCAAACGCGTGATGCTTTAGACGCTCACCCTCGTACACCTTACCGTCGATCGTGACCCGAATAATCTCGCCGGTACCGATGCTCCGGAATCCGTAGTTACCCTCACCCCGCTTAAGCTCCCTCTCGAAAGCTCTCCGGGCAGGCATGTCATCGCGGCCTGGAATATAAGTGCTGAGGTCGACGTTACCATTAGCGTCCGTATCCACACGGCCGAGGCTTGTAAATCCATGGTCGGCCGCCCACGCCCGGTACGCCGTACTGGTTGTCGCCTGAGCTAGCTCCATCTGTGCTTCGTCGTATTGCGCGGGGCGCATCTGACGTAGCATCTCCAGATCTCGAAGACCTCGATCACGCGAAGCCTCTACGCTTTTGACGGTCGCCAGATCATCCAAAATCTGCTCTGCATCGTCAACGTCTATTCCCCCGTCGTTCGCCAACTCTTCCATGGCAGTTGTCCGGTCACGAATAGCGCTCAGACTCTTCATATATTCGTCCGGCGTCAGGTCAGTCTTCATAAGATCGGCGGATCGAAGATTAATGTCATCCTGTGCATCTGATAGTTTAGCCATCGCCTCGTTGTGAGGCTGTCGGTACGTGTTGTATCGACTGAACAAGTCCATGCCCCTACCATCCGCAGTCCTGTCCGCAAATAGCTGCGCAACCTCATTCTCGTCGCGCAAGCCCAACCTCACAAGCGGGGAATCGGAGAGCGAGCGCTGGTTACCATTCTCGTCCAGGCCCTCACCCTTAAGCGCGGCCATGTTGGTTATTACCCCATTCTCCATCTCAAAAATAGCTCCGCCGCCGGGCAGAGCTTTCGCATCCTCATTCAGAGACTTCAGAACTTGTTCGAAACCGTATACGTTCCTTGCCTCACTCAATTTGATGGGTTTAGTCGCGTTAAAAACATCTGGGTTAGAAAGCAGGTCCAGTTGGGCCTGGAGCTTCGAGACTCCCGACGCCCGTGAAGCTCCCGACTGACTCAACAACGTAGCTAGCATGTCGTCGTTCGGCTGCTTCTGGGCGTCAATAAGCTTCCCTAAGTCACGCGCAACTTTCTTCGCGTCCGCTGAAATACTCCTCGCCAAAGCCGTGTTTTTAGTATCCATCGCCTTTTTGATGGAGAGAGATAGTTTAGTCTGGCCGTTTCGATAGTCGAGTGCCATCTCAAGATCAGACCGACTCATCTTGTACAACTGCTGGTTCGCCATTCGAATTTCGATGGCTACGCCCTTCTCGAGCTTCATGATGTCGAGGAACCCTAGATCCGAAGCAGTTCGCTTAACCTGATTCGATGTCAGGTTGTTGACCGACTGCCCATGCTGATAGGCAGATGCCAGCTTTACCATATCGATTGTGGGTACGTTAGTAAAACTCATCTTAAATCACCCCTTAGTTTGGTGTAGGTGAAACCGTTTCATCTTTCGACAACCACTTACTTAAAAAGCCCTTCTTGTTCGGATCTTCGGGCCCCGAAAAAGCCCCCATCATTGCGGCTGACGTAAGAGTATTTCCGGCGATACCGGCCATTCGCTCACCCATGCTCGGGGTCTGCAGCATCATCGAAGGTACGCTAGACTGAAGCCCCCCCAACATGCCGGCGTAAGCTTGAGTCGTCCCTCGATCGGCCGCTTGCTGCTGGGCGCCAACTTGCTCACCCAAGCGCTCGGCATCAAGACGGCTCTTCCCCGTCTCGCCCATCAACTGCTGCGTCAACTCACGCTTTAAGCGCTCCCTGCGCCCAGAGTAACGAGGCATCTGAGCCGCTCGGTCAAGGTCGGCAAAGGCGCTCTTCATCGCTGCCTGCCGCTGCCGCATACCCTCTTCGCTAAACGCCCTTACTCGTGTATCACTAAAGCCGTAGTCCCCCTTCTCGAGTCGCTTCGTCGCTTTCCTCGCTTCGGGACCGAAATACCTTTCAATCGACGCTTTTCTCTCGGCCTCTTGCTTTTTCTGCAAGGCCATCGCCTCTTTCGCACGCTTATCAGCCTTATACGCCCCCCAGATGCCTACGGCAGCGCCCAGGCCCAGAGCTATACCACCGAGAAGCGGAAGAACGGCAAAGGACACTTCAGGGTTAGGCGGACCTCCACACACAGCACTGAAGACGTAAAACGACAGTAGCCCCAACCAGCAGATGGGGTGTATGCGGGGGAAGAGAATGCTCATAACGAAACCTCAAGCCGATAAATTATAACAAGTTTAGTACGCGCGCGTTCCGGACACCAAGGCTTAGTTTACCCACAAGGTTAAAATAACCCCTGCCCGATACCGCCCCCTGAAGAAAAGACCCCTTATTTTTAAGGAACACTGCGGCCCCCTCAGGTAGGGCGATTGAGCACTCTAGATAGATCTCATGATAACCCTTAGACAAGCTTGTCATATGGTGCAAATCAAACTGCGTCGCCGTATGCGCTTCAGACTGAACATATTGAGCCCGTGCAGGCACCGGGTCCTCATCCTCAAACACAAAGAATCCGTACTCTTCGGTATCTGTTCTTTCCTTCAAGGCCTCCTCGACTCCATGGCCCGGCCCGGTCTCACCTACAGGCTGCGGCGCCCCAGGGGACAGAGGATGAAACATGTTCTGACCTAAAATTCTATTGCTGCCCGAAACAACCGAGTCGTCTAACTTGCAGCGGAGACGTATCGGCGTGTTGATATTCGAATGACTCTCACCTTCAGCGTCCCGGTAGCTCCCCCGCCAAGCGTTGTAGCTTACAAAAAACGACCACTGCATCAGAGATACTGAAGTGTCATACGGCTGATACCAACGAACCGTGCAGCCGGGGACCACAAAATAATTCGTCTCCGACACAGTCTCAGCAACGCCCGTACCGTAAATAGTCGACGTATCCAAGACCGAGCCTATCCGGGCAAGCGATGCTTGTTCCGGCTGAATGTGCTCAGCTTTGAGTTGAAAGTTGGCGTCTAGATTCTCAACCGAGAGTCGGCCGTTCGCGCTCGACATTAGCCCGCTGTCTTTGTCCTCTGACTTTAACCGCGCATACGTTGACACCGGGTAAGCGTCATTAAAATTACTAAACGAACCCGTGTCTAAAAGATCTTCTCCTACAGTCGGTAGTGTCGGCAGGGTAATTTTAGGCATTAGATCCTCACTTCGTTACTTTGATCGCGCTTAATTTAGCTCCGCCCCATCGAACTGTTACACCATCTAGAATGTCGCGGCCTCCGACGGGAGACGCCCACTGAAATGGTAGATCTTTGTCTCCCGTAACAATATCTAAGCCTCCAGGAACTATTGATGACGGGACGGTAACAACTTCACCGTACTTCCGAACTTTGAGCGGCCCGTAACCCCGCATCCAAATATCCGGAACATACGAACTAACAAACCCACCAATCTCGGTAATGTCTAAGTCGACGGTAGTTGTGTTCTCAATAACCAGCATGACCGGTATATTAACACCCAAGTTACTCGGAAATAATCGGTCTCCCCGACCGTTAGACTTACCCTTAGGGCCGAGTGATTCGAAAAACCCAGGAAGGATACCCGCCGGCATCGCTGTAATTTCCCCGTTATGGTACAACTCGGTCAGATCACTGCGATCGTAACCGTCCCAGTCAGATGGTACCTCCCAGAAATTTTCTGTCGCGACACCGTGCGCCGTCATAGGAATCACGTCGCCGTTGTTATCGAACAACGGACTGCGGTTCGTCCAGTTGAACGAATTTGTCAGCGTAGGGACTGCCGCTTGACCGATCTTCCAAGAGCCGCCCTGCTTGTAACCAATCGCAAAAGACGCGAAAAGATCAAGATACCTCTCCGCCAATAAGTAGCTACCGTACTTACTGTAAAGCTCCCGCGTAAGAATTCCGCCGCCCGCGAGACCGCTGTTCATAAAGACACTCGTCCGGACATAATTCGCGCCCGTAGAGTATATCGGATGGATGCCTAGCAACTCTACATCCATCATGAGTATCAATTTTTCAGACGGCTTAACCGACAGACCAGACGCCGCGAAACCCAGTTTACTCGGACCATTATTTAACTGAAACCAACCTACGTTATTTTCGTCGAACTCCGCGTCCGACCCCGGATACCAGCCATCGCTAGAACTCGTCAGAATATTGTTAGTCAACGACAGATCATCGGGGTGGGGTAAAATTGCTTTGGACGTGTTTGCGTGCTCACCATGGGCTTCGTAACGACCTGTAAATTCGTTGATCTCAATATCAGGAGAAAGACTATCTGTCTCCGAGTACACGACCTTAGACGGTAGGTACTCACTCGAGAAAACGTTAGTCCCGATATTAGACCCCTGTACGCTATTAAGCGTGGAAGCTAAGATATCACGAGAGCCCGAAATATTATCATTCGTCAACTTGTCTTCAGGCATAAATCCTGGAGTCTCGAAACGACTAAAATCAGTCAGTGGCGAGGCGTTGTCACCCGCAGAATCTTGCCTGATAGCATTTATAGGCAAATCAAACGCAAGCATCCTTCGGGAAAAGACGCCGACCACGTCACCCTTGACGAACATATCGCTCTTAGGCTCAAGTCTGCGGGCGACTAACTCAATCGTATGATCTCCCGGCTCAAGGCTGACCACCGCCCCGAGGCGAACAGGCATTACTTCCGGACCATAAGCGACCGCACGAGTTGACTTTAGCTTCTGACCCGGAGCTTCCCCCGCTGTGTCGGGGTCATAGAAGCTCGTTCCCACGAAACTCTTCTGACCAAATATTGTCCCCAGCCAGGAGTCAGAAACACTCAATCCCAACCCGATGAGCACATCTCCCAAGTCACCATCTCCCTTTCTCGGAGTACTGTTCGTCACCTGGAGGCCGTGCGCAGACTCCTCAAAAGGTAGTCGCTTACCCGTAATGGTCTCCTCTAGAATCTTACCATCAACGCGAATCGCAAATTGAATTCGGCACGGCGTATGACCTTCGGATATATGGTGATACCCCTGACGGTTAGGTTTCGCATATTCCTCATCAGGGTAGATATCTTCGTTTAAAGGCCACGAGTAAGACTCGTCTTGTAGGTTAAGATTGTCTAAGCGGTTCTCGGTAGCCTCATTAGGTAGCGACTCCCATTTGGCCGACGGGTAGAAATTGTTGAGCGCCGTAGCCTCGTCTAACGCCAAGTTAGCTTGAGAATTACCGGCCCAAGTGCTCCTAAGTCCGTCACCCGGCTCAGGTGCGTCGAGGACCTCAACCCCAGTAAACTTCCGATCGCCGGGAACATAAGGCGACTTATACTCGAAAAAACCCTGCCATATATACTGCGCGTAAGCACAAACCCAAACTTGAGTCTGACCCGACACGAAGTTGATTTGCTGGGAGCCGCTTAAGTCTGCATTCTTAACAGCCGTCCAGGCCCCGGAGTTCGGTATGATGGAGGGGTAGCCATCGGAGTCGGTGCCCGCATAAGTTCGCCGAAACGTCGCCTCGTCTAACTTCACAAAGTTCGGTGGCGGACGGAATGTGTAGTCGTCGACTAAGAATCCCGATTGCCCGTAAACCGGGTACGTACTCTCAATTTGAGTCGTATGGACATTAAAGTAGGCCCCCTCAGCCACGCACGGACCTGTTGTCTCCGGCGTTACACTAGTCGGGCCGGGCCTCAAGTCGTTCTTAAGACTATTCGCATTAAAATTTGTGCGGTCAAGGTTTGCCGCTAACAAATCATGCACCGGCTGAATGTCTTCGTTAAAATCTGAGGGGTCTAAAATATCGCGAGTCCGGAGGAATCGACGGGGAAAAATATGAGGCATTTATCTGTCCTGACGATACGGAACACGGCCGAGCGGTGTTCCCTGAGTAGCGATACTTACGTCGAACGCAAAGCCAAATAACTTCAGTCGACCTAGCTCCCACGTACCGGGAATCTTAACCGCCTTATTAAACTCTTCCGCGCCAACATCATTGTCCCGATATAGCGACTCCCACACATGTTTCGACCGGTCAAAAAAGTTAATGTCGGGAGCTATTTTCGGTTCGTCCGGGTCAGGCGGCGTAGGCGAAACCCCACCTACAAACTCAATCTCAAAAGCCCACGAGTTTGCGTTCTCGATGCCTACCGGGATCTGACGCCAGAATACTCGCGACTCTCGAGTTCTTGCCTTGCCGACAACAGCTTCTCGCGCCTGGTCAGACACGATGCCCGAACCGTCGTCAGGACCGCAAAGGAGTAGGTCATTCATTTCCGTAAAAGGCTCCCAAGAGCCGTTCCGATAAAGACGAACGGTCGCCGTACCCACCCAGGAGTCCAGCATCCCGACATACAGATTGCGAACATTAGTTGGGACTAAACCAAAATCACCTGAACGAAGCCAGGATGACCGGTAGCGAACTCTACGCGACGGCCCAAAATAGTCTGTCGACTGGCGATCAAGTACAAATATTCGGGCCAGGTCGACCCGATTACGAAAGTTTACCGTGGTCCCCGATGAGTCGGTTCCTGGACCAGCGACGACAATGTTTTGCTCGCGCGGGTCCGAGCCAACGGCAACGATATGGCGAGTGAAATCTTTCACGACACAAAGATCCGCGACGTGAATACCTAAAGTCTGCCGGCGCCAGAACTCACCATCAAAGCAAAGCATGATCCGATTCTCAACTGAACCCTTCAGCGCAAGACAACAACGATACTCCTTCGACTTCGGATCGAGGACAGATACCGCATTCTTAAACTGGCTACGGTTAAGCTCCATCTTAAATGTCTTATCTATAGAAGTACTAATTTTCATCAGCGCGTTGTTCGCACCTAAAGCATAGAACCCATCACGGCTGAGCCAGATAAGGCTACCATCAGGAGTTGCTTGAATTGAGCGTGGGCCGATGCAGCCTACGCCCGTCGAAATAGGCTTAGGAGACATAAAGTCGTCGTCGATTACGTACGTCGAGTTTTTCGTGAACGCGATAAGGTTGCCGTTGTGAGACGCCAGCCCTGTGATTGCGTCACCATCGCCGTCAGGAAAGATAAAGTCTTCGAGGGGAAAGGTGCCCGGAAATCCAACCTCTGACCGACGAACGACACCTGAGGACCCCGGAATGTTGCCGATAATCAATCGGCCTTGGTGCGCGCAGGCTACGCGGAACAAGGGTACCGAAATAGTCTCCGTCCACTCGAAGCCAAGCTCTACGTCGGCAGCGTTGTCGTCATAAAAGAATTGCCTCGACCCAGGAACACGAACGAGAAACCGAGGAATCGCGTCAGAGTGAAGCGTGTCCGGCGTCCGAAAGATTCTTGTGGCGACTGTGTGCTCAGGAAGATCACCTGGCGACCGGACCAGAAACCGCCGAGTAAGGTCATCAATTTCCGTCCCTTCGGGCAGCGTGTGCGGGCCGGTCGTTTTACCGCCGGAAATCAACTTTTGTAACGGCCTCTCGTCGTCATCGTCGTAAGCCACAGGCTCGAGAGATATCCCCCGAAAAGGCTCTGCTTGATTCGTGTGAACCGTCGCGGCCTCGCTAGGAACAGATATCTCGGACAAGTTCCCGTTGATGTCCTCATACTGGAAGTAATAAAACCACGAACCCTTAAGCAACGCAGCGGCCTGACCAGTAAGCTCATCGCCTGCGGTGCCGATTCTTCCCTGCCACGAATAACCCTTAGAATTAGGGTAATAATTCACCGCATCATCAGCGCTCGGCTGACTCGGCGAAGATACTCCAGGAGCGGCAGCTTTGCGACTGTATCCCAACGGCGTGGCCGAGTTATCCGAAGTAATTACTTGCGGTCGATCGACACCGTTGAAGTAAACAATTTGATCGTTAATAACAACGAACTGATCCAACGTCTCCGGATTAACCTGGGTACTTAGATTGCTCAGCAAGACTTGATCGGGACTATCATGACCTCCGCTGAAAGAGTACAGCCTCGATCCGATGCGGTAGAGGAGCATCCGGGCTCCACCGTTTAATAGCTCCGCAGAAAACACGGCTTTCGGTACACCGGTTTTAAACCCGTAGTCCGGAACTTTATCCATCCACGGAGTAGTTAAATCGTTAACGTCAATAGAGACGTCCTCGAAAGCTGAACCATCCGCAGTGACATAAATTTCAGGCTTGATTCTTAAAATAGAGGGCCCCACGACACTACTGAGTATGCCGTCGGGCCCAAGCTCTAAATTCTCTATGACCCACGCAAGTGGTGCGGGGGCAAAAACTTGCTTTCCCTCCCCTGGCGGGATGAAAACAGTATTTGTTTTTTGCTCCGTTGCACCAGCCACAGAATCACCTCATTTAGAGTGTAATCTCATACTGCTTCTGCTTCCACGCAGAGGACAGTTTATCGTAAATGCCCTGAGTCCCCTTAAGGGTGGGCTGTGACTTCAGAACTCTCGACCGCCAAGACATGTACTTCTCGTCCGTCCACGGCGCGGGAATGTCGAAAATCTTAGCCTGGAAGTCGTTCTGAGCCTCTTCGGGGTCCTCGACGGCTGCCTCGACGCTGTCGTCACGCAAAGCGCTCACAGGCGGCACCCAGCCGACTCGAGCTTTATCGTAGACCCAACCCATCGGCATCCAATCATGGACCGACCGGTGCTCTACAGCACCACTGACAAACTCAATCCCGTTCTTAGTCATCAACGTCGCCGTCCACTGCTCAGACGTGGGAGATGCGCCAAGAACACTTACCACCATGGCTTCTTCGTATTGATTGACCAGGGTAAGCCGGTGCATGACCTGACCGACGCTAACACGGGGAATGGAGCTTAGAGTTGAGTAAAAAGTTTGAGCCATAAATACCTCTTTTAATTTCTATGAAGAACTGAACGTACCGTAACGGTGCCTACTGGAATAACCCAAAATAGGTACCGGTTCGACAACTCTACCAGAATTAGCGTATCTATCCCTAAACACGCGAAGTAAATCTTGGTACCGGGACAAATGAGCTTGAGCACTCACTTGGTCGTTACCGTCTGACAAACTGACATAGTACAGAGCCAACTCAAGTAGCGTCGGAATAGACTCCGGATGAATCGGTGCTGTGTCCGCGTCCGTGAGAAACGGCTTCGGCAATCGAGACACACGAAAGTCTACCTCATACCTCGAGTCTTGATGAGGGAAGACCTTCCATGCGTAGTAACCAGTACTGTGCTTCAATGTTCGATGATAGTCGTAAAGCTCTTTACCCGTCCAGACGATCCTCGCCGCCGTACTGTCTGACGTTCCAAGCTTACCGATCTCTTCCGGCAACTCGACCCCAGTAGACGTGATCGTCGTGACCATATCAAACGTCGGCTCGACCTCACAAAGAAGGTGAAACCTAGAATTGGTCTCGACGTCGTTAAACTTACCGATACCTTTAGACTCGGCATCAAGGTGCGCCACGTAGTAGCGAATCCTGAGGCCCGTACGCCCGTACCGCTTGTACGCAGAGTCACCAAACCCCAGCATGGCATCAATATTCGCCGCCGAGATGACCATCGCTGCCGCGTCACCAGACTCATCAGACTGCTTAATTGTAGTTATCGGCGACGGAGCGCTCTCAAACTGCGGGTCGTGGATGCCTGAGTACTGGTTCTCACCAGAAAGGACTGTACCCTTCTTATAGGCCCACGTTAGGCCGTACGAGCTATCTTGCTCAACGTCGCCACCAGGAGTAACCAACGGTGATTGCTGCCATTCCTCGTCGCGTCGACCTAAAACATAGGTGTAGCAAACTGCCCAAGTCCCTCGGCGAAGACTTAAATCGTTCACCCACTTAAACGCGTCGGGAATCGGCGCGGGCGATTTCTTCAGGATTCCGCTATCCCGAACGGCATCCGCTGACTGGTGCCGCGGCTGGTTAGCTTCCATAACCTTCGGCGCCTCTGTCGGTGCGGGAAGCTGGAAATGGCGGCCTCGCCAACACCGGTAGGGCTTACCCGTTGAATTACCTTGATAGTCCAACATGTCTTGCCGGCTTGCGCCTGCCGTATCAAGCTTCCACATCTGCTGACGAGATCCGTCAAAGAGGGTCGCGGGCTCCATGACCTCAATTACATCGTCAGCGACGAAAAATTCAGGCTGGTGAATCCTAAACTTAAGTGCTCCCGCGCCTGAATTGTTCGCAATCAACTCATTATACGGACGATCCAAAGTAACACCATAAGTGACAGCCTCACCTGCCGTGTACTGGAACCACTCGAGACACTGCCTTCGGTGAATCCGGCCCGTGGCATCGGTGATCTCGATATGCATCAAGCCATCCCACTCACCCGTCACCGTCGGCTTCCAGGTCGTAAGCGTAGACGCATCAATTTTAGTGCCTGCAGTATCTACGAACTCAAGCAGGCGCTTGTCGCTATCGAGAGACACCACCCGAGACACAACAGTCGCGTCGGTACTGACCACATCAGGGTACAGAACAATATGTTCCTCATCGGGAAGAAGCGCTTCCGGAACGTCATTCGACATTCGGTTGAGGGCGACATTTAAAGCTCGCCGAACACGTTTGTCTTGGGTCTCACCACTCGAATCCCAAGATCGCATGGCATACAATTGCTCTTTCAATTGAGCTAACGAAACGTCCATAGAGCCTCCAAAAGACGAAAGGGGCGCAGCCCGAAAGCCACGCCCCCTAAGTGTATCACGTAGTCAGATGCTACGGGATGTTGATGTACGCCTGAACAAACGTGTCCAGCGTTATGCCCTCACCCTCAAGGGCGACACCGATTGCAGTACCTGCAGCGCCGTCATCATCGACCATGCCGTCAGTACCTTGAGAAGCGAGAGGCTCCCCGGCGGCAGTAACGTCTGCGTTGCAGAGAACGACACAGGTGCCCTTCTTGATGATCCAACCATAAGACCCAGCAGCGATGTCGTTATCAGCAACACCAGCAAGAGTCTGAAGGATTTGATCCGCAGTAGTTGCCCGATCAATAGCGTAGGCGATCCCGTGGTCGAAATCCCACTCACATAGATCACCCGCTGTGATTGCAGTCTTTGCGTAGACAAAGACCCACTCACGATCACCGCCGAGAAGGGCAAAGTTCTTAGTGCGATCAACACCAGAGTTGCCCATGCCAGCTTCATCACCAGTCAGGATGGTTGAAGTTGCTGCTGGTGTCGACTGCGACAAACCAGACTCAACTTCGTCCGCCAACTGCATCCGAGTCGCGCCCAAGGCATACTGCTCAGTAGTGTAGGTAGAAGAAAAACCTGATTGAGCGCCGACGCTGTTAGCGACGTCACCACCAGTACTAAAAGAATTTCCAGCCATGATGTACCTCCTTAGACCGCGCCGCCAGACACACATCCCTGCGCCACTAGCTTGGTGCAGATCAGGTTGCCTTGCATTGCAAAGATTGCTGTCACCACGTCTTGATCGCCAACCCGTTCCTTGAACTCCGAGACACTCGGGGCTTCAAGCATTGGGAACTCGATGTAATCCGTGTTGAGCATATAAGTAACGCCGTCAGCAGCGACACCAGTGAAGTCTGCACGATCAAGGTCGATCGAAGATGTAACAGAAGCAATTCCGAGGCTGAGGCCCAGGGTGTTGCTCTTGTCGATCTTGTCATCAACGATGCTCACGCGAACGTTCTGGCTACGCTCCTCTTCGAAGTTGGTGTAGGTATCATCGTCCATGAAAATCATGTCCGGACCCTTACCAATTCCGCCCGCGTAGTGCGAGCACTGGCGGTAAGCCTTACGAAGCTTGTTCATACCTTCACCTGACCAGGTGCCAATGTCTTGGAACTGGTTGTAGTGGAAGTAACTGCTGCTCTTCGCCACGTTCTGAACAGTGTCAGTCTGGGTAGCTGGAGTCGCAAAGTCAAGAAGGCCATTCGTAACGCCAGTTCCGATACCGGCACTAAAGTCACCGTTGAGAGTCAGCATTCCCTGAAGCTCAGACGTGTTGAAAGCAAGACCGCGACTCACACCAGTGAGAAGGAACTTGTTCAAGTCAGCCTTTGCAGCTTCCATGGAAGTCTGAGGATACTCTTCGATTAGACGAATGATTGCCAACTTACCTGAGTTCTGAGCAAGCTCACGCTTAGGAATGTTGATTGCCATAACCAGACGATGAGGCTCGACCTCAAACTTCCGGATTTGTTGACGGCGGGTCATGTTCAGTAGTTCGTCACCAACGTAGACACCAACACCGCGAGCAGGAGCGCCGCCGGAGAAGGAACGTTCAATCTTTGTTCCGCCTTCCATGGGCATACGTGCTTTTGAGTTAAGTGCTTCGAAAAGCTCATTACTACGAACAAACGAGTTTACTAGTGGTCCGCGAAGGTCCGCGAACGTAGTGTTCAGCAGTTCAGTACTGATAGACATTTTGTTCTCACATAAAGTAGTTAGAAAATTTAAACGATTTCCCGCCTGCCCTGTACGTTCGCCGGACTCAATTGAGCTACCCGACCGCAAATTGGGTGCGTATATTTTGTTTACATTACATAGACTAATAGTGCAAGTAACTAATTCAGTAAGATTTCTACGCGGTTACCCGATTGAGCCTATTCAACCACCGAACCCCTTCGTCGAAAATAGATTTACGTGATAAACTTACCGTATGGCTAACACAAAGAAAAAAGAAGCTAAGCAGCATAGCGGCGCAAAGTTTGCCGAAGCCCCAGGACTACATCAAGGAAAAATTAGGGCGCTATTCGCAACACCCGATGCGTTCGTCTCAATGTGTCAAATTGTCCGAGAAGACGAGTCTACAGGCTACATGGAGCCTACGCATACGCAAAAGAAACTCTTAAAAGCATACGACGAGAACCGCTGGCTTATGGTGAACAAGTTTCGCCAAGCGAAGATTACAACCGTATCCGTCATGTTGCTGCTTCGAGACTGCATGTACCTCAGCGGAGTCAAGGGGCTGCTTATCGCTGAGCGCCAAGATACCGCAGAGGATATTTTTGAGCGCATACTGTTCGCTTACAACAAGCTCCCAGATGATGTTCGAATGCCGCTGACACCGGGCAAGAAAGCTGGCGCCACACAGATGCAGTTTGTACACGGCGGCGGAATTAAAGTTCTGACTGCCGGTGGTAGGTCTCCCGCGATCGGACGCTCAATTGACCGCCTGGTCATCACTGAGTTCGGTGAAGCGCAATGGCAACGCAAGGCAGCCATCAACATCTTCCCGACGGTCAACAAGAGGCCCAACGCAAAGGTCATCCTTGAGTCGACGCCAGGCAGAGCCGGATCACACCACGAACAGATGTGGCGCTCGGCGCTCGAGGGATCCAGTCGATTCCACCCACTGTTCCTTGAGTGGTGGGAAGACGATAGCTGCCGAGAGATGGAAGAAGATTTTACGCCTAGCGTAACTGAACTTGAATATATGAAACGCCACGCGGGGATGAGTAAATATAATCTCGCATTCCGAAGGCGAGGTCTCAATACAGAGTTTGTCGGGGATACCCGGCTGTTCTCATGTAAGTACCCGTCAGACCCCTACGACGGGTGGCTAGGAACAACAAATCCCGTCATGCCGGCAGAAGTACTTAAGCCTTGGTTGGCTAAGGCAAAAGCTGACCCGCCAATGTCCATGCACGGGTGCCACGAGTTCGACGCACCGATCCCCGGAAGAAAATATCTAATCACCGCTGATCCTGCAGGCTTCGGTAGCACAGGCGATAAATCTGCGCTGACTGTGTGGGACGCCCAAGACTGGCGGGAAGTTGCTTTCTGGGAGGATCGAGAAACTCCCGACCGATTCGGGCAAAGGCTGGTACGAATACAAAAACGATACAACCAGGCATTGTTGGCCGTAGAGTCAAACGCAACTGCATGTATCGCTATCCTCAAGGACCAGGGCACTCGGAACCTTTTGTGGACGGACAGAAACCACCCAGGCTGGTACGCAACTCAAAAACGAGTGCAGGAATCTGAAGCCCGACTTGTGCAAATGCTCCGCGAAGGAGACATTTATATCCGCAGTCGCGGAACCTTACATCAACTACTAAACTATGACGGCTCAAAGAAGAAGCGCGTGCGTGGCGAAGACGGAATACTCCACCACTTCGACCGCGCGAGGACCGCTGTCATGGCCGCTGATATACTGTCGAAACGAAAGTTTAGCGCACCGCCGAAAGAAACCGGACCCACACACACCGCCGGACAAGTTACAATTAGGCAGCTTGACCAACACAAACACGCTAAGCAACAGCAAGCCACATCACCATTTAAACCCGCATCACTAAACTGGTCGTAGGAAATAATATGAAATTCGGTAACAAAATGTACGGTGCCAAAGAAGCACACGCCGCTAAAACCAGCGCGAAAACGCACGACAAGAAAATGCGCTCAGCCGCGCTGAATAAATCGGAAGACGAGCCTAAGGAGAAGAAGCCTAAGAAGAAGCCTATTGCAGGGCCCATCAAAACTCCGATCATCGCTACGGGTGATTCTCCGAGAGATCCGAAATCGCCTCCGGCGGCACCTAAGAAGTAATCATGGCGTCCAAACTATCAAAGCTGATTGATCGTCACCTAGACTTCTACAAGAGGTCCGAGAAGACTTCGTTCGATAAGGCCCGAAGGTTCTATCGGGGTGACTTTTTCGCCAACACAGATAGTGACATGGGCGGCACGCGCATGGACTCGTATCTATGCTCGAAGAACTTAATCTACGCTATCGCAGACACCGCCGTTAGCGCACTGCTCGGACCCAATCCGACAGTCGCGGCGGTAGCTAGGACACCAAAATCACAAGATTCGGCAACGTCTGTGTCCGGTCTTCTTGAGTACATCTTCCGATCTAACAAATTCCGACGTAAGGCATCAACCGCTCTAATTGACGCTGTTTTATGTAAGCGCGGAATCTTTAAGACCGGCTGGGATGCTGATCGAGACATGCCGATTGTCCGAGCCGTAAACCCATCATCGATATTCTTCGACCTCACCGTGAGAGACCCTGATGACATCAGGTACTGGATCGAGGCGACCGTCATTTCGTTCGATGAATTTAAGGATCGAGTAAGATCAGGTCTATACAAAGCCGAGCTTGTTAAAGACGTAACGCCTGATCGGTACCCAAAATGGTTGATGGATCGCAATCAACAGAGCGACACACAGTCTGTGCGTGACGCGTTCCAGTGGGTCACGATTTACGAGTACTACGACCGCGAAGGCGGCACAATCCAGCATTACGTTAAGCAAGCTGACGCCATCGTATTCGAAGACAAGATCGACTACATCCCGTACTCAATGTTTAGCTTGAACCAGTCAGGTATCGACTGCTTGGGCTTAAGTGAAGTTCAACTTGTCCTTAAGCAACAAGAGACAATCAACGATCTGCTCACCCACATGAAGCAAATCACATATCTTCAGATTCCGCGAATCCTGTACGATTCCGGTCGACTCTCAGAAGAAGATCTGAATAAGGCCGTCGAAGCTAGCGCGGGCTCATTTATCGGTATCAACCCGTCTAATAGCGAGGCTCTACGCACACTTGCTACGCTGTTCTACGAAATGCCACAGCCTCAAAACCCTCAGGGTGTACAGGAGTTTGTTGCCCGCCAGGAAGACGACGCTGCGTTTATCTCTGCGCTTGCCGAGGCTGCTCGCGGCCAGGTTGTCGGCGCCCGCACAGCAACCGAGATGGCGATTATCGACGCTCAAATGCGAACACGACTTGCGACGAGAGAGGGGCATCTCAACGACGCAATCGAAGATGTTGCGCGGAAGGCGTTCTACCTCAGCAAAAAGTACATGCGGGAACCTCGCCTTATTCGTATCGCAGGTGACCGAGGCTGGGCTCAGCTAGCCCACAAAGACTTGATGGATGTACAGGTCGACTTCGAAATGGTCTCCTACAACCCGATTCGTAAGAACCCAAGCGTCATGCTCGAGAGCTTGCTTCAACTGATCCCATTCCTGGTAGACAACGAAAATGTCGACATCAGAAAGCTTACCGAAGAAGTTATCTCGGGTATGGGCTTGTCACGCAGAATCATTATCCCAGAGGCCGAGCTTCAAGAAATGCAGGCCGAGATGATGGAGCAACAAGGTGGGGCTGTAGAGGCTCAAGCCCAGGCGGCCCTTGGCGGTGCTGCGGGCGGCCAACCGTTCCTCGAAGCGCAACAGATGCAGCAGATCCAAGCGACTATGGCTCAGTTACCGCTCGAAGACCAGGTTAGGATGGCGAAGGAAATCGAGCAGAAAACGGGTATCTCGATACCGCTACCGCCTGGATTGGCTGAGCCCGGTCAGCCTGCGGTACCCGCCGAAGGAAGTAACTAGTGGCACTGTCTAAACGCGATAAGATACGGAAGGCAAGCTTACTTAAGAAGCACCGACTAAAAGGTGTGAATAAGCCAAAGCGTACGCCAGATCACCCGACAAAGAGCCACATCGTACTGGCCCAAGAAGGGAGTCAGTTGAAGTTGATTCGCTTCGGGGAGCAGGGCGCGAGCACTGCGGGTAAGCCGAAGTCCGGTGAATCGGATCGCATGAAAAAGAAGCGCAAGAGCTTTAAGTCGCGTCATCAAAAGAACATCGCCAAGGGCAAGATGAGTGCTGCATACTGGGCTGACAAGGCGAAGTGGTAATGGCTGAATACGATGACATGATGGATGAGATGCGGAGAGGGGCGCAGAAGGCCGACTCCTGCCCCGCAGCAACTCAAAACGTAGAGCTAAACTTAGACAACCGCCAGAAGGCGTTAGACACCAAAGAATACGGCCCGGCTAACCCCGGACTTGACGCTGAGGGCGGGAACCAAGAGTTTTGGCAGCGCTACGCTGACCGCTTTAACGACACCATCGAAAACGTAATGACCATGCGGTGCGCTAATTGTAGCTTCTTCGACACGTCTGAAGACATGCAAGAGTGTATCGCTACAGGCATCGGAAACGAAGGCGACCCCGAGTCCGCCGTAGACGCCGGAGAACTGGGGTACTGCTCAGCGCTTGACTTCAAGTGCGCGTCACAACGGGTCTGCATTATCTGGGCCGGGGCCGCAGATGGCTGATAAACCAAAAAGCAAAGTAAACGAGGCTGGGAACTATACAAAGCCCGGAATGCGCAAGCGCATGTTCCAGAGCATTAAGTCTGGCAGTAAGGGCGGAGGGTCCGGTCAGTGGTCTGCGCGCAAAGCTCAAATGCTTGCCAAGAGGTACAAGGCTAAAGGCGGGGGTTACAAGAACTAATGGCCCTCAAAAAACCTCAGCAGTCTCTAAAGACGTGGACAAAGCAGAAGTGGCGGACACCATCGGGTAAGCCGAGTGTGCAGGGTCCTAAAGCTACTGGTGAGGTTTACGCTCCGTCGGCAACCATCAAGAGCACTAAGAGATCGAAGCTGGCAGCCGCCACAAGAGCGAAGAGGAAGGCTACGGCAGAAGGTAAGCAGTTCGCGTCTCACGGCCTTCACAAAGGCAAAAACAGGTCAGGTACAGCATGAGTCTAATAATGAACAACGTCGAGTGTACTGGTTGCGACTTCTTCGAAGAAGAGGCGATCTACCGTAGAGCCGATGGACCAGACAATTGCCCCGAGTGCGGAAGCAAACGGAAGATGTCGTTTAAGGGACTACGCTACGCTATTCATGGTCAAGGACCAGGATCATTCGCCGCAGTCGACTTCGGTGTTCTCGGTAAAGCCGAGACTCGAGAAGACTACGATCGATGTATTGCAACTATCGAAGAAAGATTCCCCGGAAAACGAGTTCACATCCAAGGCGAGAGTGACGCGCAAAAACAAACGCGCCTCGACACTAAGCGCCACGAAAGTTGGAAGCGTAAGAAAGCTAAGGGACTCAACAACAAGATCCTCAAAGAAGTATCGACACACACGAAAAGACTTCAGTCTGAGGGGCGTAAAGAAACTAAAACCGCCGCTCAACTTGTTGGAGGTAAGTGATGCCCGATCCAAGCACGCGGGGCCTACTGTCAGATATTGAACTCGTCGAATACGCTCAACAAGAAGCCAGCAGAAAAAATAGATCTCTCCGAAAAGTAAAAGACGATACACTCAGAGACGCAAAGGTAGTTCAAGACAGGGCTACCGGAGAACAAATCACTGTACCCAATAAATTTATTCTGTCCATCGGAATAAATTCTGCTTTCGAACTAATGAGGCCGGATCTTTTTACCGAGTACCGGCAACAAACTTAATAACCAAACTGGTAATATTACCACTACGCAATAGGACTTTACCATGGCCCAAGAAACACCGATGTCTCCCGAAGAAGATGCCAAAGAAATGAGCGCCCTTAAGGCTCTATTCGATGCCGCAGATGCCGAGGCCGAAGCTGAAGGCGCACCAGATGCTCCCAGCATGGAAGAAGGTCCTGACATGGCTAGCGTGGCGCCCGCAGTCGAGCCTACCGGCGAAGAGGACATGCCTGCTGCCGGCGACGGCGACCTGGCCCCTCTTATGGAGACCCTTGGAGCCACCGAAGAGCGCGCAAAAATGCTCTACGACGCGGCGCAACAGATCGACAAGACCGCAGGCAAGACTCCTCAAGAGCTTGCCGATATGATCGCAGATGACTTTGATATCCTTATGCAGCTTGAGATGGTAGCGGCCCGTGGCGAAGGCGGAGCGATGGGAGCACCTGCTGCAGAAGGAATGATGCCTGCCGGACCCGAAGGGATGCCTGCGGGTGAAATGATGCCGCCAGAAGGTATGTAAATATGTGGGAAGAGGACAACGAAGCAGTCACTGATGAGCAAGAGGCGCCTGCGGCAGAAGTTGCTGCAGAGCCCGCAGCGGAAGCGCCTGCCGAGACTCCGGTCGAAGCGGCACCCGTGGAAAGCTCAGAAGGAGTATCAAGCGCCGCGCCAGAAGTATTCGACTGGAACGGCGAACTTGAGAGTCTTCGACAAGAGCAATGGTTCAACGAACTAGACGAAAATATGCGCTCGTCGATGACTAAGGGATTCGAGACTAAGTACCAGAACTGGGCTCGCGGATACCAAAAGAAGTTCGACGAACTGTCAACTCAACGACGCGAAGCTGATCGTGTTCTCGAAGCCGCAAGAACGCAAGAGCGGAAGGTAATGCAGTGGCTCCACGGTGACGTGGATCCGATGGTCGAAAAGCAGAAGGAAGTCGACAACCTCAAGGTCGCCCATCGCGCAGCACTGGAAACTCTCCGCGAACGCGCAGAGATAGAGCACGAAAAAGTAAAGAAAGCTTTCGGTGCTGATCTGGAAACTGCTGCGGCGGCTCGCGATCAGGCAATACAACAGCACGTACAACTACAAAAAGAACTCGATACGTACGAGGAAGCCGCGACAGAGCAACAAGTCGACTCGATCGAAAAGTACCTGATGGCTAACGGGTCAGATATCTATGAGAACGACGAAGCTTTCGAGGCCTTTCTAGGTGCCTGGAAGGGCGGCTTTGAGATCGACCAAGCAATTAAGATGGTCCGAGCGCTTATGCCCCCACCACCTGAGCCCGAGCCAGAGCCCGAGCCTGAACCAGTGCCAGAGCCCGACCCCATACCCGAAGGCATGAAGCTCATGAACATGAAGCCCGATGCGGCAGCAGCTACCGAGGGCGGGAGCCCCCAGTCGTTCGAAGAGATGATGATGTCGCTAAAGAAAGAAGGACAACGCGAAGCCGATATTGTTCGCAACGCGTAAATAAAAAACCCCCGGCTGCCTAAGCGACCGGGGGTTTTTCTTTGTCTACGTTGTTTAGGCGTAGATAACGTAAGTAGCGTCGTCGGTGGACGAAGCATGGTGGATCGTCAGTGTACCCGATGCAATGACCGCACCTGTTGTCGCGATGTTCGCGTCCATCGACACAACCACAGGAGCCCCGTCCAACTCAGCAGTAAACCCTGTGACGGTAGACGATGTACCGCTGCAGGTAACCTTACCAATCATCGGAGTGCTGTTAGCATCGCCCGGCGAAAGAACGTACGATCCCAGTGAGGCGTGAACCTTAGTGATTCGACCGACACGAACGTTGAGCGAAAACGCAGCACCGTCAGCCGTAGCCGCAGGAACGGCACCCAAAACTACACCGCCCTCAGAACCAGCAACTGTGCTGAGATAAACTGCATCGCCAACCTGAGCCGCAGCAGAAGTATCAACACCCGTCACAACCTTGTAAGGAAGCGCGAGAGCCGTGTACTCACCAGCAGCAGCAGCGTAGTCAGCTACAAAGAATGGGCCGCGACACTTGGAAATGCTTCCTGGATCAGCAGGCTCAACTGACATGAAGTCACCCTGCATACCAGTAGCTACGATAATATCGTTCGCTGCGATAGCAGAGGCGCAGTACACCTTGAGAGCGTTTGTGCGTGTCTTAGTGACACCAGCGATAATCTGTTCTTGCTTAAACTTAGCCATGATTTCTCCAGCCCCTCAGAGGGGGTTTCAATACGCAGAAGTGCGTGAGGAGACTATATCACTTCCTCACGAACCCGTCTCGGACTTCTTAGCAGCCTTCTTCTCGGCTTTCTCAGCTTTTTTCGCCGCCTTGGCTTCGGCTTTTTCGGCCTTCTTCTGCTTTCTCTTAGCGAGACGCTCAGAAATGTTAGCCTTAAAGGCGTCAACCGTGTCGTCCTCAACAACTCGACCCCGAAGCGCATCAGAGTCAAGCCTGGCTACCGCCGCCGCTTGTTTCTGCTCGGCTGTCATCCGGGGACCGGCAACACGAGAACTCTCGGGAATTAGGCCCGATGAGACCCCGAGATCCAGGCGCTGCTCCGTCAATGGGCTTATCGACGATTCAGCCGCCGCGGCCAACTCCTCATCGGTTGGTGGCTTAGGCTTAGGCTTAGGCTTACGACGCGCCTCCTCAAATGTTAGCGTACCCGTATCGTCGCGCGTAACCTTAGCGTCAGTAGTCGACCCTCCACGACGCACTGTAGCGCCAGCAGGTAACGGATAACGCTGCTCGTAAACCGACGTTTGAGTGGGGTCGGGACCAGTATCTACCGAACGAGGGCGTGGGTCCAGTGTAGGCGTCGCGGGACCAAATTCGTACTTACCGCCAGTGCTACCAGGAGGCAACTCGAACAGCGGGCCACGACTCTGGGCGGACATCAACGAAGCTGCGTCAGTTCCCGAGGGAGTCGACGCAAACTCGGCTAGCTTCATGGGATCCGTCGGAGCCGAAAGGATCATACCCTCTGCGTCTACCTCAGGCGCAGCCGCCCGCCGCGCGCGCAGACGCTCTTCGATCAACTGTTGTTTCAGCGAGTCCCAAGACTCTAAGCGATCGTCCTTAAACCGAAGCGGTCGCGTCGGAGGAGCAGCCGGCAAGCTCGACTCGATTTCAGCAATCTCTTCCAATACATCAGGATTGTCCTTGAATATGAGCTTCGCCTCTTCTACGTTATCCAGCAACTCAAGCTCAGACATGGTCGGGAAAGAGTCATCCCGAGCCTGATCGAGCAATTCTTTTTCGGCGAAGTCTTTATCTACTTTCGCCTGCTGCTTCACCCCGTAGACTTGATCGAGATAGTCGGACTCGTCGCCAACATAGCCACCTCGAGACGCGGCCTGCTCCGCCCTTACATCAGCCTCAAATGCCTCTTGCGCGTCCCGGTCGAAATTGGGAGATTCTTCTAAATCACTAACCCTCTGCGCCATAGGTCTTGCGTCTTTAACTCCTTTCGCTGGGGGCTTCGCCGCCTTCGGCTTGGCTGCCATCGGCGTGAGAGGTAAGTGTTGAAGAGGTAGGTCAGACTCCTCGACGACATCTGGGGCCCCTCTCAAGGCTTTACGCCTAGCCAAAGATTTAGCCTCGACCTTTGCGGCAATGTCGTCCACTGTAGCCGGGGCGGGCTCCGAAACCGTCGGCAATTTAGGCGGCTTGGCGGCGTCGGTAGCCTCCACCTTACTGCCCTTCCCGCTACCCACGATACGCTCAATCAAGTCAGCCTTGCGCATCTTGTAGTAGCCCTTAACGCCAAGCTTCTTTGCCTCCGCCTTGAGTTCCCTGACCGTTTTCTTGGATAACTCACTTGCTTCGTCACGCTTAGGGCGACGCCGAAGAGTGTCGTCAGACACGCGCTCCGTAGTATGAGTCGTGCTCTCAGGCTTAGTAGGTAAGCTAGACTCAACGACTGGGGCCCCCTGCGGCGGAACCTCAGAAACCTGGGCAGGAACACCCGCCGCCTCTCTTGAGCGAGCCCGGCGACGTTCACCCTGTTCGATCTCTCGATTAACCCTCTTCGATGGAGTGCGTCCCGGCTGGCGGCGAAGAAAGTCGCGATTAACGCTCTCAAGATCTGCGGCACCAACAATCTCTTGACCCTCATCGAGGATATCGGTGCTACCGTCAATAGGGTTCTTAACGACGCGCTGGCCCTGCCTACGCAGGGTAAAAATTAGGTCTCGTGCCCGGTCACCCTCGTCCTGCGCAGTAGCCTCAGCCACCATCTCAAGCTCAGCATCATTGAACCTAGGGTTGCGATCAAAAGCTTTCCGCGCCGCAACTTCTTGAGCCTGAGCCCTCAGCGCCTGCAGTGCATCATAGGCCTCATCATCAGCAACTCTTCGCGCCGAAGGAGTCTCCGGAAACGCCTTGCTCTGAAGCTTCTTACGGGCTTCTTTAAGCTCCTCTTCGGTCTTAATCTTTCGCTGATGGGCAAACAGAGCCTCGTCATCCGAAGGAACGTAGTCAGCATCCGTAAGCTTAGGCTCGGGAGTAGGCTTACCATCAGGACCCTTACGACCAGCCTCACGCCACTCACGGCGACGCTGCTCAAGAGCTAGACGAGCGCCACCATCTTGGCGCGGTTTACCTTCAGCATCTGTCGTACGCAGCTTACGCGCGGCTGTTTTCCCCGTTTCGGGGTCGATGTTAAAGTAAGTCTTCTCGTAATCTATTGGTTGGCGGCCCGGAGCAACGCGATCCTTAAACTCGTTCTCCTCCTGGGATGCGTTGCGCAGAGCACGATCCTCCGACTCACGTAGGTCCCTCTCTCTGTCGGGCGTTCTCTGGCCTGACTTCTTCCCCGCCGTGGCCGCCGCTGCGCTCGCACGCCGCCTCTCCATGACGTCGACGGCCTCCCCTCTGTTACCCGCAATATTAGGATCCTTGTACCACTCGTCACCAGACCATATACCTTCGCCCGCCTCACGCTCGGCGTTACGTCCAAGAACAGGCATCTCGCGCTTAATTCGCTCAGCAGCTTGTGACCGAGTCAGATAGTCAGGATTCTTCGGACCAAGTGTCGTCTTCGCTATGATCTCACGCAGAACCGATCGGGCCGTCTTAGTCGAGGGCGAGTCCGGGTAGGCGAGAAGATTATCCAGCGCGTCACGAGGAATCTGATCCTCAAAGAAGCTAGTCTTCCGCCCACTACTCGCCAGATTAAAGTCATGATCCGCCTTGTCGAAAGCATCACGTTTCTGCTGTTCCCGAAGTGCCCCCGCAAAGTACTCCTCCTCAGCCTTCTCTATCTGACCACCCTTCAATATCTCTAGCTGATTACGCTTGGCCGCGGCCTGAGCAGGCGTCAAATTACCTGCAACGAGGTCAGCATCAATCGCCTCCGTCCGACGAGCAACCTCACGGTTGATCCGAGCTGTTTGCGCCCTCAGTTGAATACCCGAAGGCCCCGGTAGCCGCGCCAACTGCTTCGCACTATAAAAAGGGAAATAGGCTGCTGCCATACCCAAGCCGACGTTCAACCCTATTTCTTCTTTCGACTCATCGTCCACGACGCCGCGAGCCACTCGACCGACCGTACCGACAATGTCAGAGGCCGGCGTAGGGTCTACAAGAGAGGCGCGGTCAGTCGCTATGATAAACGCATCGATAGGGCGCTGACCGTAAAGTTCAGCCTTTACTCGACGCTCTTCCCGAACCCGCTCTTGCTGCTCCGGAGTCAACGCGTTGAAGGCAGCCAATGCCTTGCGCTGAGCCTCGGTTAGCTGAGTACCCTGTAATATCGAACCGGTAGCAGGAGCTACAGTCTCAGTGTCGAACCCTATGCCCTTGAGAGGATCGACAGCATCCGGGTTCGGTTGAAGCTCTAGCGGAAGCGTAGAGCGAGCGCGAAATTCTTTCGGTAAACGATCGCTCATTTGAACAACGACCTACCCATCTGACCGACCAGCGTACTACCCGGACCATGAAGCACAGCCCCGCCAGCAAGCGAACCTATAGGGCCCGCGACTTTAGATGTGATCGTACGGCCCTCGTTCAGGCCCTCGGCAAGCTCGGCATCGGCACCAGATAGCCGGCTGTAACGACGCTTCTTGAGTTTGCCCGCAATATCAGACGGCGAGGACGTTCTAAGAAGCTGGCTGAGCCTCGGCTTGTCTGCCTGACCAGTTTTACGAGCCAATTCTTCGGCAAAAGGTATCCCAGCTATTGGCATGATCATAACTATATCTCCGTACGGTACCAGGATAACACGAAAAATACGGCCGTGTTACCGCACCCAAGCCGGATAAATCAGTCGCTGCCTTTGAGCCCGTAGTTATCCTTGGCCCAGCCGCCACCTTTGAGCGTAAAACTTGTGCGTGCGGGCTTCTTACTCATCTGACGCGTACATTCGGTGCAATCAGGCCACGGATCGGCAAATTTCTGCAGAATTTCCGTGGATTTACCGCATATGTCGCAGGCAAATACGTATAAGGGCACGATTACTCCTCTGATGGCGCGGGCTCGCGCACATATCGGTCGATAAACGCGTCAGTGGCGTCTTCTCGGCTCTGTATAGGGTTTAGTTCGCCGGGAGGTAGACTAACACCCACCGGATCAAGGTTAAATGACGCTATAAAGGGGGTATGGGGCCCCGCCCAGCACCCCTCTACGTTGTAACAGAAGTAATCAAGCGCTTCTTCGTACGATGCGCCCCGATCTACAAGTATCTGTAGGCACTTTTCGCGGTCATACAGGGCCAGAGCCTCCGTTGCGCACCGAGCAACGATGCCTACAAGGGCCTCGTCGAAGCCGTCGTACATGATCGCCTCCGGATTTAGCTCCTCTAAAGTCGAAACAATGTCCGCTGGCGTCGAAACTTCGATACTCATCATCCACCCCACCCATGCGGCACAAGATGACCCGGTCCATACGGGGTATCCTGCACCTTAACTACCTTACCCGCCGGGTCAGACCCGTCATAAGCCGCGATATCTTGGAGCGATGGGTCCGGAGACCAGTAAAACACCATGGTCTCCTCCCCTACTCGACCCCAGTAACGACGCCAACCCTGACGATCATAGTAAGAATGCACATCACCATGTGCCTCAGGCACCCGCTCGCTCGCACGCCACGCGTTCCAGCCGTCCGGTATACGGATCATACCTGCATTATCGCGCGGAGCGTCAACGACAGACCTGGATTCGGCGACTACGTCGTCATCAACCGCAGCTTTTGGGGGTTCGGTACCAGCAGACATGGTGGTCGTGGGGCCCCCAGAGGGGGTGGCACTCGAGCCAGGCGGTGGCGGCGCAAGATTCGCGTCCTTTAAACCCCGAACAAGCGCCAGGCGGGCGACAGTCTCGCGTGTAACCACTATGCCAAGCTCCCGAACGGCCTCCGAGTCGCTCACAATAGGCACTAACTCGTCTAGCTGAGCCAATATCTTGTCGTCGATCGGTACTTCGATTGTCTTCACAGAACCCTCCTGGCCGGAAACCTACCACGAGTAGCGCTTCGTAGCAAGGTGGTAATACCATTGTGGTAAGGTGTTTTGAGAAATATGTCCGGTCGGGGAAACGCTCCCCCAAAAAAGGTACCATGGAGGATCACAGGGGGGTGTACCCCCCTCTCGCACCACGGCGAAGAGAGACACACTCCGGCGAGCACCTATTAACCTCATCCTTACTACTAACTGGGGGCGAAGACTAACTCCATCACGGCGGGCCCAAACTTTTTTCCACGGCGGGGGGGAAGGCAAGGTCAATGGCGGGCCGGGTGAGGAGACAAGAACTGTGGGGGGGATTGGCGTTGAGTAAAGTCTGGTGCCCTGTGCCCAGTCCGCCCGCGATCAAGCCCTTCAGTCATACCATGCGTTCAGAACCCTGGGTGAAACAAAGGTATATTTTTTAACCCCAGAAAATATCTTCCTTTCTTTCACCCACGAACCTGCCCACCTGGTCGGACTGGGTCGTGATCGGGACGGCCCGGTCACAGTTCCCCAGCCTTTACAGGAGATAGAAATGAGTACTATGAAATCGTTGTTCGAACGTCAACTGGTTCCCATGGACGGTCAACTCGCTTACGGCGACAAGACCAGGCCATCGAGAGAGAAGCAGCCGGCGCAACAGACCTTGTTCCCCACCATCTACCACAACCTCGCAGCGAAGACAGCGACACCGGAAGGAGGTGCCAAATGAACGGGTTCATACTTTGGCTCGAAGCGAACGAGATCCCATACGCCTTGTGGGACGTTTGGCACGAACACGGTTGCCTCCACCCGAAGCACCAGCCGTACTGGCTTGGACCACAAGGAGGCGGCAAATGAGCCTTGACGATCTCCTCCCTCTAGAAACCTCAATCATTCCAACCACTTAGGAGGCCACATGGCTCTTTCCAAAGACAACTTCGACTTCGGTCCCGCATTGATCGGTCCAAACACAACACGCACTTGTGTGTGCTGTGGAGAAACCATCTACGAAGGGCACTGCGCAATCTGGGTTACTACCACCAAAGGCACTAAGTTCTTCTGCGAACCGTGCGTGCCCGACTTGGCCGGTAATCAAGAAACGTACGAAGACGATCACCGGATCGACGATAACGCCGAGATCCCGTTCTAGCATTTGATTCCTTTCCGCGCTCATCCGGCTTCGGTCGGATGGACGTTGTGAGTAATTAAACTCTAACCAACCTGGAGGCTACATGCTTCGCTTCTTTTTCATTCGTCTACTCCACCAACTCATCGACTCCGTCGATGACGTTACCTTTAGCACATACAGGGCAGAAGCCGAAGAAACCCTGCGGACTTTCCGAGACGTCACCGTCAAGCAACTCGCGGACTACGACAAAGGGATGCCCGACGATTCGACTTTTCTCCGTCATCCAAAAGATCGCAGGGTACACAACGCCAAGCGCGGCGTGTACCTCGCGACCATCGAACTCATCGATGCCAAGATCGATTCTCTCACCGACTAAACCCTAAACGACCTGGAGGTCACATGACTTATTCCGAATACACACCCCGTCAATGCTTCACCACCCACGAAGCTATCACCGAGCAGATTATCTTGCTTGCCACCAACTCGGCTAACTTCGAGAACTACGCAAAGCACGATGATCACAACGGCAACATCTGCTACGATATCCGCGAGCATCACGGCGAAAGTCAAACCAAAGCGCTCATGGATCTCATCGAGGACTACACGACTTTCGTTGTGCGGAGTCCATTCAGCCCAGACGTCGAAGATATCAAAGTAGTCTACGACAAGTACCGCACTATCCGGTCAATGCTTCTTCGCTAAACCCTAACCCGTTACACAGCGTAACACTCTGTAACACACTCAGTGTTACGGCAAACCATAGGTTCTATCTACCTTATTAGTAAGTGTAACACTGTAACACTAATTCCTTAGATAGTACTCCTCGTAGCGTGAGGCTCAGTGGGTTTAACGTAAGCCTATTACCCACTACCCACTGTCTCCTTACGTATACACACCCTAAAACACAAACCCGTGTTACAGTGTTACACCTCGGCATATGTCAGGTTCAACGCCGAGTCTCCCGTAACACGCACCATGTTACGCCGTGTAACGCACATCAGAGCATCCGGCCATAAGCCAGGTTCTAACGTGGGTCCGGCGTAACACTACCTCAATCATCAGGCTTTTGCTGGTGATCATAGAAACTTCAACACGACCAGGAGGTCAACATCATGGAAATCGAGATCATCAACTCACAGACCGGCGCGCTGCTGCTGTGCTCAACAAGAGAACAAGCAAACCTGCACCTCGCGGAACACGAAAACGCAATCGTCGAAGAGGTCGGCATCACCGAAGACGGCATGTACTACATGGTCGACTACGACGAAGAGCAAATGTTCACCTTGTGTGACGCGTGCAACAACCCCATCGATCCTTCCGGAGATCCAATCTTTCTCGGAGATCCACTGCACGAACAAACTCTTCCAGCACCTGACAACGACTGCTCGTACAGCGGGACGTTCTGCTCAGACAACTGCTTCTCCTACCACTACCAACACTAAACACTCACCGACCAGGAGGTCAACATGCCAGACGAAATCATGATCGTACTCAACACCACAGGCGAAATCATCTTCGAGCCATTCTCCATCGAACATGCTTTGGTATGGATCGACGATCATTTTCTCAAGATCGTATCCATCGAAGACGACGCCACTGACCTGTCCTACATGGTCATCCCTGTCTAAAACCAAACCGACCAAGGAGGTCAACATGACATACTTCATCGAAATCAATTCCTCAAACAACCGTCCCGGAACAACATTGGTAGGTCGCTCGGGTAACCGGGTCGCATCCCGCCTACTACACGAGGTCAAAGACAATCCAGACTTTGCGTTTCGCAACGAACATACTGCAAACCGGGCTCTCATCGAAGCGATCAACGACCTACGGCTCAAACGAGTCGAAGAAAACCGTGGCTTCACAACCGAGTACAAACTCAACTTGCTCAAGCGCCTCAACAACGCTCAATTCATTTCATGTAAATGATTCCACTGCAGGTAAAACATCTCATCCAGTAGGTGCCAGATGTTTTCCCTTCTGTGTAATTACGCACACCGCAGTCGGTCGGTCACCGTCACCCTAAAACAAAATCAGGAGTCATCATGACACCAAGTAAAGAAGCCGCCCTTCGTCGTCGCATCCTCAAGCCTTACTTCCTCACGGTTGACCAGGTTGCGCACTTCTACAAATCCGACTCTGTGACCTACGGGTTCCGTCGGGTCGAGAAGATTGTCGACGGCAAGAAGGTCATCACGGATTACCCCATTGAGGTTGCCCGTAAGTTGATTAACCCTCAGGACCCAAGCTGCCCTAACTGGCACTTCCTGACCAACAACCCCGAGACAGCCAGGGAACTCGCTCGTCTACTCCCACGTAGTCAGCGTCCCTGGATGAACGACCAACGTTCTACCTGGTCATACGGCCTGGAGAAAGATTGGTACGCTGAGCCTGCCTTCTCCATGTCCTACAAGGTACGCGTCAAGGAGTGGACAGGTCGCCCAGGCCCGAGACACGTAGGTCCCTTCTGGGTCCGAACTGCCAAGGCCAAGGCACCCACAACCTTCTGGCTCCAGGGTCGCAAGGTTGAGGCCGGAGACGTCAGCGACCTCCAGGTAGATACGACCCTCAACGGAGATGAACTCTCATACGTTGAGAAGGTTGCAATGCTCCGCGACAGAAAAGCTTGGTCCGCCGCGGTCCGAGCAGGCGAACTTCCCAGCTTCACAGAGTAGAAACCCATTGCATTCTCACCAGGCTCTCGGGTCTGGTGGGTTTGTTGTGCGCTTCAACTTCCCTAAACCAACCAGGAGGACAACATGTCCCGTCGTCAATACAAAGTAATCGTAGCCGGTTCGCGAACAGCAACAGGCCCATCCATCTACTCCCTACTCGAACGCAAGCTCGACTCCATACTCAAAAACAAATCCGTGACTCACGACATCGTGATTGTTTCCGGGACTGCACGTGGCGCGGATCTACTCGGCGAACAATACGCAAAGTCCCGTTCCTTCCAGGTCGAACGATACCCAGCTGACTGGACCACCTTCGGTAAACGGGCTGGGTACCTTCGCAACGAAGAGATGGCTATGAACGCCGACGCACTCGTAGCTCTGTGGGATGGTGACTCGCGAGGCACCCAACACATGATCAATCTTGCAGGTAGACATCACTTGCCAACTCGAATCGTTTCCTTAGATCAATAACAGGAGTTCCGCATGGATCCATTCATCTACCTACTTGTCTTCATCCTCACCACAACAACGGCAGTGCTTGCCAACCTGCACTTCGCCGACCAACGTGCCTTGCGCCGTAAAATAGCTGACCTCACCGAACGACTCGGGACACTACAGTATTACGCGACCGACGCCTGGTTCGACGACGACTACATCGCAGCAAACGACCGCGAGTCCGCCCGAGTACAACGCCAAATCGATACGCTCACGGAACAGCTTCGCCCCATCCCCACAAACCCTAAACCTTTCTAGGATCACACATGTCTATCTCCCTCACCAAACCGACCGACACCACCAATCGTTTGACCGCCGACGAACTCGAGAAGATGCAAGACGCCTTAGTCAAACTCAACCACATCACAAGTCGACTCGATGAGATTGAACGTGACCTCGCACCGATGCTCAAGCTTCGCGACCACCTCCAAGAACAACGTCGCGTACACACTATCGCTTTCTACCGCGCAATCGGACAACCCGACCCCAACCCAAACAGGTAATCACCTATGATACTACTCTTCCAAGCGTCACTCCTTCTCATCCTCAGCACACTGTTCAGCTTCGCTTACTTCACAGCACTGGACCCACGGAGAAACTAATGCCCGACCTCAACCCACTCTTCTCGATATACTGGCACGACCCTACCGGACAACAAATCCGAGAGAAGTACCTCGAGCCGATCGAGCAATGCAAAGAAGCATTCGACCGCCTAACGCAAGGACCAGCAGCACAGATGGGCCTAGTCAAGTCCATAATAATGACAGACTCATTAGACTGCTTAGTAGTAAAACTTACCCGCGAACGTGACTCTTGGGTTCGCACCGTCTAACAACAACCCAGTATTGCAAAGGAGCAATCATGAACATCGTAATCATCCACGGAAACCTTGGCGCCGACCCAAAGCCAGGACAAACCAAGTCAGGTCTCGCTGTGTGCAACATGAGCGTCGCCACTAACGAACGCAAGCAAACCGACGGCGAGTGGGTCGACCACACCGAGTGGCACCAAGTCACCGTCTTCGGCAAGCAAGGCGAAAACTGCAGCAAGCACCTGGCCAAGGGCTCGAAGGTTGTCATCAACGGCAAGCTCCGTACCCGCAAGTACACCGACAAGAACGGCGTAGAAAAGTACAGCACCGAGATCGTAGCCGACCGGGTTGAGTTCTCAGGCAAGAGCAACAACGCTCCAGCCACAACGACAGGCAGCATCCCGTCGTTCAACGGAACCTCATCATACGGCAACGACGAAATACCTTTTTAGGGACAAGTAGTTTGCGGTCTGCTTTACTAAAACCGCACCCTTTATACGAGCCACGCCCAATCGCCATGGGATAGTCGGGGACCGTCCCCCGATGACATGAAGTGAGGTAGCCCCTCACAACAAAAAGGTCGGACCCCGAGTGCGCGTTCATTGCGTGCAGGCATACCGCTGGGGTCGGTGCGAGCGGCACCGTAAGAAGTGCGTCTGAACAGGTGCTGGCATTATCTGCCAGGAGTAGTCAGGCCGAGGATACTCGGAAGACTCGCCGTCGACGAGGCGACACTTCACCGCTCACCTTACCCAGGAGCAATCATGCTTGAACCAAAAGGCCTCCCATTTAAACCAATCAGCGAATGGACAGACAAAGAACTCCAGCACGCGGTCGATACCGCTCCACACTTCCGCAAGGAAGACACCATCAACATGGCGGTGTGGATTGGGTGTCATGCCAGAGACGAACTTGAGAAACGAGCCAATACCAAGGAGCAGTCATGACTAACGACGACCGCATCGCCTTGATCAACGACACAACAACCATCGACTCTCTGAGCTTCGCGCTGGAACGATCGAACGAAACCACGCACGGCGATGGCAACTACGACAACTACTCGCTCGGTGACACTCAGATCACCGCGAGCGATTGGCAGCAACATTGGACCAAATCAGACCGCATGTTCGACGAGATGTGGAACGGCACAACAACACAGGAGTGATCATGAAAGTAGTTATCAATGACTGTTACGGCGGATTCAGCCTAAGCCCCGCAGCCGAGGCCGCATGGGAATCACGCACACAACGCGAGTTCGAATCATGGGATATCCCACGTCACGACCCAGACCTCGTTGCGATCGTAGAGCTATTCGGCAGAGACGCTGACGGCCCCTACGCTGAACTCACAGTCGAAACAATACCCGGCAACAAATACCGGATCCACGAGTACGACGGCGCCGAAACACTTTACACGCCAGAGACCACCAAGTGGATCACCGTTGACAACCCCAAGTAAAACCATTTTCTGGTTTGCGTTTTATTTTAATCTATAGTATACCGTATTGGTAAGGAAAGAACATGAAAGACGACATAACAATCCACGGCGGACCTCACGCATTCGCACCGGGACTCATCGACTGGTGTATGGGCTGCACCCGTACGACCTTCGACGAGGAAACTCGGGACGTAGGGGCGCGCATGTTCGCCCTGGCCGGGTTCCTACCTGAACTATCCGCGCAACACCTACGACAAATCGCACAAAAAACCGTCACCTACTCAATCAATGAAGAGGCAAACACCGTCACCCTACACACCACAGGAACCAACGCATGAGAATCACCGACATCGAACTCGAAGCCCTACGCAAATTCAACGGCGGCAAGAACGCCAAGATACTTGCCAACGACCTGGAGCCAGGAACCTACCCAGTCCAAGTGACATTTACTTTAGCAGGCACACTAACAAAGGACGAACCCGGCACAACGACACGACGCACAACAGCCGGCAGCAACCACATCACTCGGTTCCTCCTGGACCACGCCAGCCCTAAAATCGTGGACTACCTGATCGCGAACCTACCACGCATCCGCAAGGGCGAGTTCTCAGAATACGACCCACCACGCCTCGAACAACTCATGAACATCGTCATGCCATACCAAGAGATTGCAAGACAGGGTTCAACTACGTTCGCCGGCACAGCCATCATCGAGGACAACTACCTCGAAACCGGCCTGCCCGAAACAGACCACCCTGGCCTACGCCTGATGGCCCGAAGATAAGGAAACCTACTATGAAACTCTACCAAGTATATCGATGGGAAAACGACGAAGGACCAACGGTTAGCTTCTACGCCAACAAAGCAGAGGCTACACGAGCAGCCAAAACCTTCGTAAAAGAAACCGACAATGACGCGGCGATAGAAGTATCCGTACTCAAACTGCCCACAAAGAAGTCAGAACTAATCGACACATTAAACTGTATAGCCGCAACACGTGCGCACTACAGCGCCACACTGGTTGCATCGTATGACCCAGAGGAAGTACCTGACTACAACTCCGACAGCTTCTATAACGATGGAAGTGAGTGATGCCACTTGCATACGTACCACCAGAAGAAGCCTTCGAGGTTTGCATTCAGTGTACCGAGGAGCAAATCCAACGGCACTGGCATCAAGTCCCGGTGTACCACGTCTACAAGGGAACCAACTTCCCTGACCCACTTGTCTACTGGTACACGTTCGACAAGTGCGAAAGTGAGGACAACGAGTTCGACATCCGAAGCCTGCCCACATGGAGCACCAGGGCTGAGGCGATGGGCTCCCTTAGTGAGCGCACAAGGTTTCACGAGAGCTTCCTGCAAGAGGCCCTGGACCGTGGACTGGTCCGCATCAACAACAACCAACTGACCACCGAAGGAGGTGAGTGATGACACATGGCATAGCAGTGATGGCCAAGTATCCACCGACTCACCCACGCTACCACGTTTGCCCTGAGTGGCACGCATGGGGCGGCCAGGTCTTCCAAACTAACGACCCAAACCTCGAACGCCTCATAGAACAAACCAGTGAGGTCGCTCGACGAACCGGATGCTCAATACGAGTGCAACGACAACCCCTACCCAAAACCACAGAGGAGACAACATGTCCTTAAATTTTGACTGGCACATGAATGTACACATCGACAGCGCTGTTGTAGACATCGAAGTCAACTACGCCTGCGTAGAAATAGAGGTAAACGACTTCAACGCAGACACAGTAGTCACGTTCGACAAAGACATGCTTGACGAATGTCTTGACATCGACAGCCTATTGATACTCCAGGAGCTATGCCGCGCAGAGTTAGCCCGCCGAAACAAGGACGAAGAATAATGTTTCACATGATCACGGACAACATCCAGGCTTACAGACGTGCAGTCGCAGCTACCGCAACAGCGAAGTCAATCACCCGACTCAATCCACACAGTACAAACATCGACGAACTCGTCAACTGCCAAGTAGACGAACAACTCAAGCTTGACGGACTGATGAGTATCATCGGAGCAGTAATCAAAAAAGCGGCCGCTGAACCACCCCACAACCCGTTCAGTATCAACGGCGATGTCAATCAACCCGACACATCACCACCCCCACCCACGAGAAACTCATGAACCCACAACTGCACACGACCCAAACATTCGACTTTCGAATCAGCCAGTCAGATGCGGCCCTGCTATTCCAAGCCATCGGTTATGCGGACAGCGAAAACAACATCAAGAACTGTGTGTCAGACCAGGCTTACCAACGACTGCAGCGGATGTCCCGTCGCTTCGAAGACATTGCCTACACACTCGTCACCTACACGGAATAACAAATGACCGGCGAACATGACGACAGCCAACAGTATTACTGCCCACACTGCCTCAAAGACTTCGGTCGAGGCCATCACTGCTGCGACTGTGACATAGAAGCAGACCGGCTACCAACTCTACCCAACCAGGTATTAGCTAGATGTACAAACCTCAAGTGTCGTACCCATACCTGGGACCATAATGACATCTCCGACTGGGTCGACCAACATGGACGCATGAGGTTCTACATACCTGAAGAAGATGCAAACACATACAGCGGTGTGATCGACGTCCATCCTTTGATCGATCTCGGCACGTACGAATACGCCCACAAAGAAAAGATCTGCTGCTCTCTCTGTAACGAAGGCGCATCCTTTAATTCACTCACGGACCTCATAGTCACAACCCAAACCCAACAACAGGCACAGTAATGCAAATTCACAACACAACACCAGTAGCAGCCCCACGTCTCAACACATCAATCCCTCGAGCACGGGTCGCACCACTACCGCAACTCAAGTCGCAACAAATCATGACCGTCGGCGCACCTGAAGCGTACCGCGCACCATACGAAGCAGTGTGTGCAGTACCCGTACCCGACAACACGTACCATCCGACAACCGGTAACACCCAGTACCAAGCCGTTCCGTACGCATCGTTAATCAACGGCGCACGAGACGAGATGTCGAACATACTGAACGCTCCACCACTGTTCGAGACATACGCTCTCAACAAGTCCGGCAATCAGATGTTCGGTATGATCGGCTTCGGGTCAGGACACACCGGCCAGGCCATCACGGTCGCCATGCGTTCGAGCTACGACAAGACCATCGCCAACCAGGTAGCCATCGGCAGCGCACCATTCATCTGCGCAAACGGTTGTTTCTCCGGCGAGCATATGATCAGCGCCAAGCACACCACCAACGTCTTCGAGACACTGGGTAACATGCTGGGTGACATCACCGAGACTGCAATCACACCAGTACTCGAGCGTATCCAGATGATGGAAGACTGGAAGGATATACCTGTCCAGGACGACTTGTTCGGTGCATACATGGGTGTGTTGTTCTCTCGAGGACTCATCAAGCCCAACTCATTCACCGCAGCCTTCAGGTACTGGCGCGACTGCCACGACGGCAAGCTCCACAACGAGCACGGAACTAACGACCTGTTCTCCGCGTACCAAGCAGTCACGGCAGCAGGTCAGCGTAGCTCACCAGGTCAAGCCTTCCGTCACTTCGCAGGTATCGACCACGCGACCAAGGCAATCGCTCAAGCAGGTGGGTCAGTCACAGACGCGTACATCCCAGCGTTCGACTTGCAGATCCGTGAGTACGTCGACGTAGCAGAGGCCAAGTAATCCTTGTGGTTCGCCGGGTCATCCAGAAGCTCCAAAACCCGGCACTCCTCCAACCTACAGGACCCAACATGCACTACACCACACACAACAACACCGACATCGACATCTTCGGCACCCACCTGCAGGGCTACATCGACTGCTCCTATCAGCGACTGACAACCCTCTTCGGCAAACCAGACCCTACAACATCCTGGAAAGTAAACTGGGAATGGATCATAAAGTTCGACGACGGCACAGTAGCCACAGTGTACGACTGGAAGTCCGGTTCCCGACTACGCGACATCGACGGCGACCGAGACACAGCAATCGTCCAGTGGAACATCGGCGGACACAACCGCAAGGCTCTCGACTATCTGTACGACACCATCAACACAGACACCGCGTAACGCTTTCGCGCAGTTGGGGATCTGCGGTGAACGGAACCAAAATCCCCCCTATCAACGGAGCAACCATGTCCTACCCAGACGATTGGGGCAACGGCTACACACTGTGCCCTACATGTAAACACTACTTCCACAAAAGCGGCACCATGGAATGCATCTGCATCCAGTGCGCATCACCAGACTGCGACGAACTCGTAGACCCACAGGAGAAAACATGCAACGACTGCACGACGGACTCAGAGTAGAAGCCTACTGGAACCTGCGCCGAAAAACCTGGAGCATCCGGTACAAAGGCCGAGTCATCGCGCACAAAACAGCACTGACCTTACGTGATGTAACCTGGGTAGTGCAGCCAGCAGGACGTGACCGCGTACGCAGAGAGCGGCGAAAAAACGTCCACGCCATGGCACGCGGCACAGTGCATATGCCGAAACACCCAGACCCAGTACAGTGGAACCGCTACTGCGCATCCATCACGTACAACCCATACAAGCACGACCAGTTCGTCTACTGCGAAGACGACCACCCGATCCGCAAAAGCCAGATGGGTTTCCTATCTACCACCTTCATCGTAACCCGGGACACTCGAATCCCATCCGTACAAATCCTCGGCCACATCGCCTAACCCCCCCGCAAAACAGGAACAACCATGCCCACAAACATCTACAAAGTCACCATCGAAGCAATCATGTTCGCCGACACAGACCCAACCAACGGCGACGCCGACGCACTGCTCACGGACCTGCTGACCAGCCCCAGCCGTATCATGAACGTCTCAAGCAAACGATACGTCGAAGCGACCAGCACCAACGAAGACGACTGGACCAAACACTCAGTTGAACCAGCACCGACACCTATCGAAGGTCCCCCACCCGGAACACTCAAGACGACCGGATCGCCGAGACCACATAGCACCCGACCACACCAACTCGAAGCACGCAAAGCTGCAAACGGCAAATGGAGCAACGTACATACATACGCCTACTTCAGCAACGACTACATCGCAAAGGGCCTACTAATGGGACGCGAAGCAAGAGTCTGCCACGGACGACGCTGCGTATGGCTCACGATCGACGAGTCCAAAAAGGTCAGCGCCCAAATCAAAGCGTACACCCGTGAACGCGCAGTTGCGCGGAAGGCACAACTATGAAACCAACTATCCTATGGGTCGGACAATCTAAAAACAGCAAAACCGGCAACATCCCCCAAGGTTACGTCGGCGCGACACGAGAGGAAACACGCAAGTCATGCGAAGGCTGCCCAATGTTAGGCAACGGCTGTTACCACTGGCAAGGGCTGCCCCGCGCAGCCCAGGCCGGAATGCAACGCGCATACAAAAACAAACCCGAACGTTACAGTCTTGCCCATGCACTCGACAACTCCAGCCGTATGGCACGCTACGGCCGCGGCGCAGTCGGCGGTGACCCATGGGTATTCGACCGTGACACAGTCATCGGATGGACAGACCAAGCGAAGGCCAAGGGCCTCAAAGGCATACTACTCTACACCCACTTTGCCGCCGACAAAGGAGCACACCTCAAAGGATTAGCGCTGGCATCAGTCCACACACCCGCCGAAGCCGACGACCGCATTCGAGAGGGCTGGCGTGCAGCAATGGTCGCACCGTACAAAACAAAGGACAGCAAACGACAAAGACTAAAGGACGTACCCGTATGGAACGGCGAAACAATAACCACACCTGACGGTCACAAAGGCATCGTGTGCCCCGCTCAGCATAAACAAGTAGACTGTAACTCATGCGGTCTATGCGACGCACAACGCACAGGCGGCAAAGACGCACCACTAATCATCTTCCTTCAGCACTAAGGACCAATGGACACACCGACCAACGACGCCGTCGTACCGATCACACCCACCGACCTGGAGACAATTATCGCAATCATCCCACACCTACTCAAATCCGACGAAGCCGGCCCCGCATTCTTCATCGCCACAGAAGAATGGCAGACCAAACACAACTACTCCGAGACCGTATCCGATGTATGACGTCTACGACATCATCTTCACCTTCTTCTGGCTCTTCGCATTCTGGCACGGCTTAGCCGCTTGTGCCCAGCTAGCCTCATAAACACAGGACAACCATGGACACCGACCGCAAAACCCTTCTCGAAGCAGCACACGAAACGTATCACATCACAACGAAACTGCACCGCGTAGTCGCTGAAGACATCACAGAAAAAATAAACCGTGGACACGAAAATCCACAACTGCTCGCACAATTGATCGCGGCACACACCCACCAGACAACGGAACTAAACAAAATGTTGTACACAATCACAAACATCGAAGACAACTGGAGCAACGTATGACAAACACCGGCCCTCCTGGCCATTGTTGAACCCCTAAGCGAACCATAATCAACATCGGGGCCACAAGTGTGTCGTAATTTACGGCATCGAAGGACGTACGCATCGGAGTCGCTCTAAATCCAGCGCGCGCCACCAGTTTGACACACTACATGTAGTAGGGTTAACCTTGACGGGACCACCCAGGTCAGTCCGAACAAAAGCTCGCGCCCGGTCAGGACCTCTCCTCTGATCGGGCGCACTTTATTCGAGTTCGTGGGGGTCGCCGTAAGAACCGTCGTCGGACTCGTCCTCTGAATGGCCTTCGTCACCGTCCATCTCACCGTCACCGATGAGACCCATGATGTGATCAGCCTGCGCCTTGTGCATCTTCGAAGCCTTCTGCAACTCCTCAGCGATCTTACGCAGCGCCTTGTCCGGATCTGACCCATACTCTGAGTCTTCGCGCACCATCTTCTTCTTAGCGTCCAAGAACGAATCACCGCCAAAGTCAGCGCAGTCAGGTCCCATCGCTTCTTTCTTGGCGACGATCAATAGTTTAGGTCCGCTTCCGTGCATGATATTTTCCGTCCTTCTTAAGATCCGACAACCGCGCCGCCGGCAACGATACGAGCGAGACGCTCATCAAAGTCTACATCAACCGTAACGCCTACTCGAGTGTCTGACGATTCGGACTGCGGTGTAATTCCGCATCTATCCAGTATCGCTTCCGATGCCTTGACACGATCTCTCGGCTGAGCGCCTACGTCTGTTGCAACCTCCAGGAGCGCACTGAGCGCTGCGGTAGCAGCCTCCTGCAAACCCTGACCTAATGCATCTTTCCGGCGTTCGGCCCCGCTCTCGATAGCCTCAACGAACTCGGGCTCTTTAGACCAGCCCCACACTGTGGTCGGCCGTATACCAAGTCGTCGGGCTGCCGTAGAAACTGTGTATCCGGCTACCAACAACTGCTTTGCCACATCCCGCATCTCATCGTTGTCACTAAACCGAGCTTGCTCGGCGAGCATAGCCACGATCTCTGCTTCTCCGACTGGAACCACAGTGCGTGGTACGACTTGTAGCCCCTCGACCGAAGGCAGAGTTGGTTGCGGTGCGTCTACTTCATCTTCCATAGACAACATCTTACCCCACCAAATAAAACCTCACAACAAACGAGGCGCAGGACGAAGGCATCACGCCTCCGATTCTATCGCCATATCTGCTGCGTGCCTGTCGATGCAGTAACATCGTGTCGGCTGACCATCGACGCGCACAACGCGGCTTCGAGCCTTCTGTATTCCACCGCTACGCTTCAGCCACTCCCGGTCTTTCCAGCGCGTGATAATCTCATCGGGCTCGTGTCCAAGCTCACGCATTAGATTATTAAAAGCAGTAGTCGTTACTGCAATCTGATCCCAATCGTTCTTCTGGTCCCATGAGCCGACCCATCCCTGCGAAGGCGATTTAGTATTGCCCTCGCGGTCACGCTCTGCACGACCCCAAAACCTTTTCTGGTTCGACGCACACCAAGTCAAGAAATCTTGCAGTGCTGACAACGGTCGGTCAGCGTCTACGCCAGCCTGCTCCTGCGACTCAAGTAAGCAGGTGAATGGGTCAACCGTAGGGTGAGGCACACCCAAACTATGTACGATGCTAGCAGATACTTCGAGTACAGCCAGATGCCCCGCATGTCTCCGAGCCACCGCAGACTTGGCCAGGTCGGAGTATTTCTGACGCGCCACCTGAAAGACTCCTCGGATGTCGTCATGTCTTTCCCGGTTGGCCACCAGGTACTGAACTACGCGTCGGCCGAGATGTCCGTAAGTCTTCGCCAGCAGCGCCTGTGAGTCTTCGCTCGCCGCTGAACCCACTACAATGTCGTCTCCCAGCGGCTTACCCTTGAGCGACAGAACACGCGCACGAGTACCAGCATCCTGCGAGAATGATGTAGCCGCACCTTCTCCACTACTTACAAGAATCGAACGCCAGGACTCAGTATGGCGCGTACCTTCGACGGAGCCGCGACCCCTACCTTGACCCTGACAGAAGTCATAGATGACGTCACGGACGATCCTCGTGTGCCTAGCGCGCTTGGTTTCGTCTAGGATCAAAGGCAGGTTCTTAAGGAATCCACTTGTACGCTCAATCCAAACCTTAGTGGCGTCCCAAGAATACATGGCTGTCGGGTATGACTCTGCGGGACGACCCCAGACGGCAGCCGCAAAGCGAAGAGCCGTAGTCTTACCACCGCTAGTCTCCCCGCTGAAGTCTAAAACAAAGCCCGGAACACGGAGCACTTCGAGTAACGGAGCCGCAGCGCTCGCGTATGTCGCGACGAACATGTAAGGAAAGTCCTCGACTAAACGCATAGCGTCAAGCCATTCGTTCCAAGTTCCCTTAGCAACCCATCCACCCGACAAAGTCTCAAGACCTGACGGAGGCGTAAGCGCAAAGTCTGTGTCGGAATCATCCCCAGACGAATAGTACATGTCTGGTAGGAGAAACCCACCATCGGGCTGCCATCCCATCGAGGAAGCTGACTGCACTACAGGAAACCTGTGCGCATTCTCAGCGTCGAACTCAGATAAATACGACACCATGTGCAATGTATTGTTCGTACTGACCGGCGCGTCTAAGTTTGAAAGCGTAATGATCTTTGATGTGTCGACGATAGTTCGTCTGTTGACGACTCGTGACCGCCACCCACTGGCTCCACGCCAGACAAGCAGTCGCTTAGCGTCGCCACTGACCACATCTATTGTTCGACCCGCGATAAAGATCGGCGCAAGAGCGATACGTGTCCGCGATATAGTTCCGTCGGGCTGAGCCGCAAGCCTGTATACGCCGTTAAAGTCAATCTCAAACCCGCGAGGAGTCCTAAGACTTCCAAGCACTTGCCGGGTAACAATTGATGGCGGCGGCGAACCTTCACCCAACATAGTCTCGAGGCTAGGTAATTCGCCAAGCTGCTCTTCAATCTCGGCCAAGATAGCGTCGGAACGACGACGTCGCATATCGTTTGCGAGGTTCTGTATCGTCCTACGCAACTGACGTGCGCGCTGAACCTGTCGCGGAATCATCTCGATAAGCGCAAGGTTTGTGTTTAGTCGGACCTCGTCTTGCAACCAAGCTTCCGCCAAGTCGCTAATGGTCTCGGGGTCATGCATGGAATCCCACGCAGCCCTATGTTCTGGGCGTCCCCCCTCTCGTAGCCGACCAACGAGTCGGTTAATTACTTCTACTGCGCGATCAACGACAGAGACTTCATCCGCGTCTCTGCTTTGGCCACCGGGGCTCTCCATCCCCACCGTGCCATCTGCTTCCATCTGAACCACCTAGTTACTTACAATTTCAACCCAAACAAAAACCGACCACCCGAAGACGGGTAATCTCAGACGAGCGTACTCGACCGGTCCAACCAGACTATCGAGTTGACGCACCCCGTGTCAAACCACGATTCGCTACATCCTGTTATACTTACCTGAACGGCAATAGGAGGACTCATGCCAACACCGAAAAAGACTGCGTCATCTAAACCTGCCGCAAAAAAGAAAGCCCCTGCAAAGAAGAAGGCCCCCGCAAAGAAGGCAGCACCAAAGAAGGTCGCTGCTGCTAAGCCTACACCTAAGCCGGCACCGAAACCTGCACCCCCACCACCAAAGCATCGCTCGGTATGGATACGGACAAACGCAGGCGAAAAGACGTTTAACTTCGTAGGCGATAATGATTTTAACGCTGCGATGAAGATCATCAATTTTGCTCCGAGTAAGTCGCAAGGGTTCCGCCGACCACCAATTTACAGTGTCGACGGATACCAGTTTCAGTTTGTGTATCAATGTGTTGTGACTGAGCACTAAGCGCACCCAGCCACATCACTGCTACGGAGCCGGCGGAAGATTAATCGGGACAACGTTGTCTGCCTTCACGACCTTAAAGCTACCATCAGGTAGTATCTCGGTGAGTGAGGGGTCAAGGTTGTTCTCGATTAGATGCGCCGCTGTCTCTTTAGTCATCGTAAGAATATCGACCATGAGAAACCCGCGCTCCTCCAACTTCTTAGCTGACCGGCTGATAACACTGAGCCCACCATCGTTACGTACCTTCTTGCGGGCAGGCTTCTTTTCCTGTGGCTCGGGTACTGCAACGTCCTCGACGACCTTCTCGCCTTCGACCCAGGTCTTGCTGACCTCGTCCATGTCAATGATAGTCCACCCCTTTGGCGGACGACCCATCGGACGAACGGTGCTCGCGATAACAACTTGACCCTCAAAGCTGAGAAACCCACGCATGACGGCAGACAGAGTGCGTGTGTCCCACGCCCGGTCATACGGAATCAGAATCGCAGGGTCAGACTTACTCATCTTAGCGGTGACGGCCATACTTACAGCAACGATTACTGTGGCCCACTCGGCACCAGACAAGGCGCAGTGTAGCCTACCGTTACGCTCGAACCCCATGCGGAATACCTCTCGGTCGCCATCCATGAGTTCAATCTTAAAGGTCCACTGCTCCGGCAAAAACTTCTGTACTTGCGAGGTAAACTTGAGAGCTTGGACTGAGAGTAGGTGACCCACAGCTTTCTCACACGCAATCCTCAAGTCCTTGTAAGTACTCTGGTCTTCCCGAAAGTTCTGGATTCTTGATTGGGCATTAGTCAAATCGGACCAGCGGTCACGAACGACTTCCATCTTACCTAAGGCGTCCATAGCAACACCCAGTCTCGCTTGTGCGTCGTCGACGGGAATCGCTCGACCATCTTTGGCCCTCACCTCGGTCGCCTCAACAGAAGCGATCTCTACCTCAACAGCACTCAAGTTCTTCTGAGCACTATCAATACGCCCCTGCATGTCGTTGATGCGGCCACGGAGTTCGAATGATTGCTGCTCCCACGTAGAGTTGATGTCCTCGTAGTAGGTCTGGCAACTCTTGAGGTGGTCAAGTCCCACAGCGCTGCTGCATACAGGGCATTGCTCAAGGCTGTGCTCAACAGCAACGTTCACGATTGCGATTGCCTGGTCAACATTAGCGCCCTTCTGAGGCAGATTTAATTCAAGTTCGCGCTTAGCCGAAGTCGAAGTCACCTTCATGTCTTCCCACGCGTGTCGCTGCTCAGCTAATCGACGTAGCTTGTCTGACTTCTCGGCTTCCGTCATGCCTGAGTTCGCCGCTCGAATTGACGCGTCTAGTATCTCTCTCGCTTCGGCGACAGCAAATCGAACCTTCTCGATGTCTTCGTCCGACGGCTGGGCCTCAACGGAGTCACCGATTGTCCCGATAACAATTTCTGCGCCCTTGATCTCTTTTGCTATCTCCCGGCCACGAGTGTTCGCGTAGTTGAGAATCTCAATGAGAGTTTCAGTCTCGCTCAAGTTCCGGCCTCGATGCTGTGCAATGTCTTTATACTTGCTGTGCAACTGCGTAGGTAAGCAGGCTAAAACGTCCTCGCGATGGACGTCTTCACTTGACCACTGCAAGAATGCTTTTCTTGCTGTCGACGCCGACCCCGAAAGAGCAGCCGCGACTGAACGGTGGACCAAGCTAAGTGCGCCCGGCCCATCATGCTGAGGCCTCTTGACCTTGCCGTCTTCTCGACGAGCGTTGTAGCTCGCTGTATTGCCATCGCTAAACCGTGCGGTAACTCCAAGCTCGTCTCCTGGTGCAAGGGTAAGAAGTAAAGCCGCGTCAGATACAATGCTTCGGCCGATAATATCATCGGCAGAGCCCGCAATCGCAAGCTCGATAGCTTGCACGACGGTGCTTTTGTGGCTTGTGTTTGACCCCACAAGCAAAGTTTTCGGTCCAATGTCGATGCTCCAGGCATCTCCATTAGGTCGAGGTGACTTCAAATTACTATAGACATTCTCGACGTAAGGTCGCGTGGACATAAGTCCTCCTGTTGTGATGTTACTCTTGGTCAGACTATAGCAGCCTTACCGGTGTGTCAAGCGCTAAACTCTAACCGTGCCCATGAAGCCCAGTTATCTTCAGGCAGCACATGTATCGCCTGTACTTGTTGGAATCTATCTTCGTCAGGGCACCACGAATAAACATGCTTACCCTCAGACAAGAAGCCATCTACGATCTGCGCAGTAGCTTTCCCTACAATTATGTCCCCGCACTCTGAGTACGCAGGCACGATAACGCCATGGAACATAGGTGCTCCACGATAGTCTTTCCCATGCGGTACGTCTCGGCACCAAGCCTTCCATCCGCCGAGGGCTGCCGACCTGGTGTCGTAGTCATCTCTTCCCGAGACTACTTTAGTTTCCCAGCCGTCTTGCACTAGAGATCTACCGATCTTGGCGCACCACTGCTCTATCTCCCCTGGATCATCCGCTTTCGAATGCGCCAGGAACCACTTTGATTGATTCATATCCTCTCCTATATGTCCTTTAGGCTGCGTCCGACTTCAGCCTCTGCAGTCATCGTAACTTCCCACCCAGGAATCGTCACGGTCATGCATTCTTCAACTCGTTTGCGTGCAGCTTCCAACTCCGGCGGCAAAGGCTCACCCTCCACCGGCTTCCAGTCTGGTGGTAGATGGTCGGGTAACGGAACCTCTACGGCAATTGAGTCATGGCACTGATGAATCATGCCCGTCCCCTTACCCGCGAAGTCAAACGCAAACTCATCAATGATAGCCTGCTCTGCAAGCCTCATGATCGATGACTCGGCCGCGAGTATCGGAAAGTTTACGACCTCGTTCTTCTTTCCATCTGACAGCGGGCCTGAGCGACGTCCGAAGACCGGCTCCTCCATAAAGCCTTGCTGGCTGTACTTACTGAGCATCTGCGCCCAGGCGTCCTGCCACTGAGGCTCGGCTTTCAACCACTTATTGTGGAAGTGCCTCACCTCACGAGGCTCGAATTTAAGGTAAGGCATTCGCCCGTCGTCAGTCTCGGTGCTTGTCAGTACCTGCCAGACTGTCATCGGGTCGGCCCAGTAAATCGACGCATACCGGAACGTCTTCATGACGTCGCGCATGGCCTTAGCTTCGCCGCCCGTTGGCTTTCGGTCAAGGCTGAACCCATCTGGGCCCCAGCCACTGGCGTTCTTAAAATCATTACCAAAAACATCATAGGCTAATAGATTGTGGGGATCCTTACCTGTGTCGAAGCACTCAAGTAGTCGCGGTATCTGCCAATAGCACGCCGTGATTCTGAGGTGCGCCTGGTCGAGGTCCGCGCCCACAAGTATGCGGCCCGGAGGAGCCGTAAAGATTGACTTAAGTCGGCCCTGACCCTTTCTGTTCCCAATGTTCTGGAGGTTTGGCCCTGAACTGGATAGCCTTCCTACGCTGGTAACGTGAGCGTTCCATGTAGACCTCACACGACCATCGTCATGCACTAGTCCCTTCTTCGGGTCTTGGCTCCTACGCCTAAGCGGAACGAGCACGGTCCCGAGAATCTTATTTTTCTCTCTACGATAAAGTCGAAGCTCCTTTAAAAATGACTCTTGATTACTGCTCAATTGACCCGATGCGAGGTGCCCACGGATTACTGCATCACCTGTACCTGGAGCGCCTGTCTCCGTATAAAACTCATTCGTGCTCATCGAAGCCGGAATCCCGAGATTCCAAGACTCGTAAAGAAGCTTCCGAATCTGATCGACACTCCCAGGATTAAAGTTGCTGTCGACATACTTCTGCAACTCCTTGTAGCGCTTCTTGACCGAGATCTCGTACTCACACTCAAGCGAGCTTCGAAGCTCCTGGTCAATCCACACGCCGGATTTGTGCATTCCCACGCACATGTCTTGCGTTGCGTGATCAATTTCGTTTAGGTCCCAAGCCCTGCCGCTCGCCCAGAAACCAGGTTTAATTCCGTCATTGATTGGACGGAAGGCACCCATCTCAGTTGCCGCGTCGATCAGGGGTACCGTGATCCGTGCGTTTACAACCGTGTCGATAATGTTGTACCGAAGAAGTTCGGTGTCATCTTGGCTGCCCGTAGATATCTTCGTACCTTTCTCGGTAGTCTCCCAGCGCTCGACGTCAGTCAGTACTGAGCCGATAGTCTTCAGCCCTTTCGGAAGGTCAGGAGCCCGGAACCGAGCATGAAAGAGAGTGTCGACCAACGGCGCAGGCGTAACGCCAAGCTGCGTCTCAACGACCATGCGGTCATAGTACCCAGCGTTGTGCCCCACCCACACGCGACCATCTGTGAACGCGGCGCAAATAATCTCGCGTATTCGGCGTTCTTGCTCTCGCGGGTAGATTCGAGTGACCCCATCCGTTGAGAGAATGCCGACGCCGACAGCCCGGCAAACTTGCGCTGGCGGTTCCCGAGCAGCCTTGCCTTCGTCGTCAAGGTCAGGAATAGCGATAGCAATAGTGCGTAGGTTGCACTCTAAGGGCTCGATGCCGTCAGTCTCAACGTCATACACCCAGAACGGTGCTGGTTGCGCTAGGAACTCTTCGAGTTGCTCAGGGGTGGGGTTGAGTAGGGAGTCAGGTTCAAGCCAGCGCAGCGTATCGTTGAACCAACGTGTCGCTTTAGAAATGTCGGCCTCAATAACGGGTCGCCAGTTCGGCGCTCGCGTAACGTAATGAGGCGAAAACGTGGCCAGCATCTTCTTATTAGTGGGCTCTAAACTCCAGAGCCAGTCGTCGTCAATGTACATCGGGCCACCACGTATGCCGTGAATGCTACCCGACTGACCGGAAAGTGTTCGCACCGCAGTCTTACCGAACGCGATGAACTTGTCGTACTTACTGAGCACGTTGAGCAATCGAGGCCTGCAGCAGTCGGCCGGGTGAGGTAGCGGGTCTTCGCCCTTACTGACACGCTTCTTGTTTAGGCGATCTAATGACTTCTCCATCCGACCCCACGCGCCACCTACCTTTCCTGGAGGCTTACACGCGATGACGTTGTCGAGGTCTACGTGCGACCGGTTCATTCCGGCAGTCGCCAGGAACCGCGACCACTCACCAGCGGCGGTCCCCATAACGGGTCGACCGTGATTGATATCCTCTGCTCTAGGAGCTTCCCCGAGCGCTAAAATCTTAGCTCCAGGATGAAACTCGCCCATGACAGGACGCCACTCATCTTTCTGTAGCGCCCCGTTCGGGCCAAGAGGGCACTCATCGCAACGAGCACCGCATTGTTTTGGATTAGTATTCATAAGAAATAAGGCATCTATCTCGACCACCCACATGCCTACCTGCTGGGCCCTTGGGGGTACAGGTAACCCCCTGGTCTATCTACTCAGCTTCAGCTAACGATACCCTGCGCGGCACTTGCGGGAGGTGGTAGCGAGACTCCAGCGGAGGGCACAGGAGCGCCGTTAGACACAGCAGGCTTAGCCTCTGGTGATGGTGCAGGCTTCGCAGGTGTCGCAGGTGTCGCTACCTTCTGGAGAGCCTCGAACTGCTTCCGGTTCAGCCACTTACCGATCTCATTGTACGATCCCTGTACGCCCTTCTGGCCGGGGATGAACTCGATATGAGCTTTGCGTCCACCATTCTGGGCCGTCAGGAACCAGTTAGTGTTGATTTCCGCAGCGCCTTCGATGTCCGACGCTGAGTACCCGAGAGACTCAAGTATTGAGCGGAGTACCGCGAGTCGACCACGCAACTGCTTATCTGTGAGGTCCGTGAACAGCGCGCCTGTGTCATCGAATGGAAGACTCAGAAACGAGAACATCTTAAACCCGTTCTCAAATTGAATGTGAACTCGACGAGTCGTTGCCTTGTCTGTTGAGGCCCTTTCGATATTTACGACGCTGACCTCGTAGTAGCCCGCCTCCGGCGCCGAAGCCCCGAGAGCACTGATTCCTTGAAATGCGTTTCCTGATACTTTGATAGCCATGATGGCTCCTTTTGTTGTTAGTTAATTGGTGGTGGAGGTGGAAGATTCGGAGACGAATTACTCTGAGCTTCCTCGTTAGAAAAATCAAACATTGATTGAGTTGCCTGCTGACCCAATACGCCACGCGCAATGCCATCCTGGCAAGCCCAGCGAAGATGCAACCGATTGTCAGTCCGACCCGACACGGCTGACTTAATCGCTTCGGATACATCAGCCCCGCTAATGATATCATCTGCGACCGACTGAGCAACGTCATCTTGCCATTCGAGGCCTTCGATGCGGCTCAACTGGTAGTTGCTCTTGCTCGCGCGTAAGATCTCGCGAAGATTACCCGGAGTCTTCGCCGAACAAGTTCCCGTGCGGTCACCGGTTACCCACTCAGGATTCGTCGGGTCGCAATAGTAGATGCTTGGGAACCACGGGTCCGGGTACGTAGGGTCCACCATCGCGCGAACGTTGATGTCGCACCAAGATGGTAGCGTCTCAATTTGATTCCTCGAAGGCACATCGGGGCCGCCAGGGCAGAATCTCCCCTCCGCGTTTGTGCCGGGCATCCGCTCGTGGAAATTCATGAGTAAGTGAACCCCCAGGTACCGAGACGTATGGGCCACCTCCAGTAAGTGCTGGTTTAGCTGCTGGTAGGGGTAGAACCTATCTTTCTTTCCGCTGCGGCCGGCGGGCGCATTCTCCGTCCACTCGAACATTGAGCGCTGGCACAAGTGACTAATGTCATCCACGACGAGGGCGTCATGCGATGCTTTGTCGCTAATCTCTGCAAAGCTCTTCAGCATACTGACGAGGTCAGTAAGATTCTTCGGTGAATCGGGGTGTACTGACGGACTAAACCCCAACTCATTCTGAGCCACAAGCGTAATCGCTGACGGCACCCCAAGGAACAATGCCCTGGGAAACGCAGCTAGCGCGTCACTCGTTTTCTTTTGTTTGGGTTTACCGTAGACTGTAATCATTACAGTCGGCAGCGGATCTGACTTACTCATTGCTCTCTCCTAAATAGTCTTTGCGGCTTCGCCGTAGAAACAAAACTTAATACCGGGGCACGCGCCGTATCTTCCGATGCACGAGGTCTCATGCTGAACCTTAGGCCAGTCCCAGAAACTGGGTGAATCTACCTCAAGCCGAGCCAGCCTGTGCTCATCGCGCCAAATCATCTCGGCAAAATGATTATCTCGGTGAGGTGTCGCAGGAACCATCGGACGCGCGACGCGCCAGGGAGCCTGAGTCTGAATCAAGTTAAGCCCCAGGCCGCCGAAGTCGCTGCCGTACATCTGCTTGCCCATGATTCGGAACGCCGCGAACCCACCATCGATTGCGTAGCCGTCGACATTCTTGTTCGCCTGCACGCGAGCCTGGTGCTTGTGGTCCCAGATAAATGTGCGTCCTCCGCGCTCTTTAGTAACCATGTCGAGACGTCTGGTCAGCGTCAGGGCAGCCCCTGAATCTGGGTGGCCGGGGCAATTTAGCGGTGACGGAATAATCACGCCTCCGTCCCAAGCCTTAACCTTTGCGGCTCGACGATTGAAACCTGTATCCTCAGCGTGTACAACCCATAGACCCCACTGGTTGTCTTTAGTTCCGAGAACTGCAGTCACGGGGTACTCGACTTTAATCACGTTACCCGGAGGTTCGGGGTGTTTCGACATGTACCGCCTAAAGGTCTCAAGCATACGTTCAAGATGCTCATGCCCACCATTGGTATCGCACCACATCTCTACGGCTTCTTCAGGGTCGAGAAACACGGCGGGATCATCGTGCCATGTCTCATCGACCCAGACACCTTCGTCGGAGGGAGCCCCCCAGATTGCGTGCTGATGCGCCTGGAGGATGTGGCCCATGCTTCCACGAGTCAAAGCGTGAGCCGGAATCATCGTAAGGTCAAGCCGTTGCCCATAGGCGAACAACTGCGGACATCGGGAGAAGGTTCCGATACGTGACCACCCACGGTCAGACCTTCCTGCGTCGATAAGAATCTTTCTCATCCCGCAGCCTTCCGGCGTTGGTTTTCCATGCGGCTTTTTGCGCTTAGTGCAAGCTTCCACAGGCGTCGCTTCTGGGCCGCAATCAACACCTCTTGAGGATCAACTCCCTCTTTCTCCAGGAGCCTCCAGGGCACTCGCCTACGGTGAAGTCGTTCATCATCTAAATCCATCACGCTACCTCCAACTTGCTGATAATGCTGCTTACAAGAGCGTCCTCGTCTTCCATACCAAGAAGCTTGTCGCCCAAGCCATCAAGCTCATCGGCCTTAAGGAAGGACTCGATAGGGCCAAACTTGTCTACGAGAATCTGAACGACACGCTCGTCGTACGTTCCTTGAGCAACAACAACTTTAAGAAGCGTCGGGCTGCCTCCTAGACGGTCAAACCTGCCCTTCCATTGAAGGAAATCACCAGGCTTCCAAGGAAGCATCGCAAAGATAGCGAGGTTCGCCGTCTGCATACCATCAACTCCGGTGCCCACACTCTGCCCCGTAGCCACCAGGCAGCACGCCTCATCGCTGTTCCTGAAGGCATCAATCATCTGGTCTCGCTCAGTCTCAGACACACCGCCATGGGCCATCCACACGGGCACACCCTTCTGGGCCTCGTCCCCCTTGCTTAATTGTTGACGCAATTGATGGGCCCACAACTCAGTCTCACGCCTGCGCGCAGTAAAGATTACGACTTTACCGCCACCCTTTAGGCCCTCAATAGCCTCTTCGATGACGTACCGACGTTTACGCCCGCAGGCCTCGGCAAGTCTCGCCTCGACGACACGCTCTCGGCCCTCTGGCCGGGTCGCCGCCTCACGAGTCATCTGACGTACCGCTTGATTAAACGTTTGCTCGTCGCTAAACCGATCGGCACGATTAAGTTCAGTGTTACCCAGGTAATCTACCTGAACTCGCGTACTCGGAAGGCTCGAGTGCGACTCACTGTACGGAACTTCGTGTACAAAGAACGAGCACCTTGCTTTCAGTTCTTTGATGTTGGAATACCCGCTATCGTTCATGCCCCCGTAGGCGCCAGGCCGAGCATCGCAGTAGCGACTAGCAAAATTAGAGTAGCTGTGGGAGAACCCGCCAGGAGCCAGCAAATCAAGCTGTGACCACAGCCTTCGAGGGCGTCCATCATCCAAGGGTGTAGCTGTCAGTCCGATACGGAGGTCGATGCTCGAAATCCTCGACACTTCCATCATCGCAACTGCGCGAGCGTGGCGATTTACCTGTGAGTTAGGGTTCTTGCTCGCCGATGTCTTCCGCTTCTCGAAACGCACACTACCATCGACGTTATGAATCGCCGTCCAGCGTTTACTGTTTCCATGCGTGTGAATCTCGTCCAATATGAGTATTTCAGGGGCGATACCCCGGATAATCCCTATGTTATCGGCGATTGACTCCGCGCCGACCACGACAAACTTGCGTTGACCGGTTTCTGCGCACTCATCTACGTACTGACTAAAAGTTTTGTCCTTCTTACGGGTTTCAGCCTGAGGCTTAACGCGGAAAGGCGTAATGTTAGTGTACTCTTGGACCTGACTCCACCAGACGTGCCGGGCTTTAGCTGGACAGACCACAACAACGTCACCAGGACGCCCAAGAGCCGCCATAATTGCCCCGAGAGTCTTGCCTGAGCCACACGACCAGACATTCATGACGTATGGGCGGGAGTTTGCCCAGGCAGCCCCCATAAATTGATAGGGTGTTGCGATATCCGCAACGTGCGGACGCATTTCTTTCGTCTCGATAGCATGAGTTACGAGTTGAACTCCCTTTCGGCGGAGATCGTCACGACTCTCAGCGGTGTTCGCCCACGGAGTTACAATTTGACGGCTAGTTGAACGGCACCAGAAGTTAACGCCGGCATGTTTAATCATGCTCTCGAATAACCAGGCTGCGTGCAGCGGTGACTTAACTAACCACTCGTCACGCTCACTTAGGAACTCAGGATTCGCGTGCTTTAACCGTACGTTACGTGTGTTAAACGAGCGTACGTAAACCATGCACCCCGGAATCAAAGCTTCTACTTGACTCATGAGTTCGATGTCGGATTTAAATGTTCTAAGTTCGTATTCGAGTGTTGGTTGGTCGACCATGTGGACCTCTTTGACACCAGCGTATCGAACCCTTACCGCTACGTCAAGCCACTTACTTGATTTACTCTTAAAATCGTGCTACCGTAACGGTTACCGGAGTTATGGTACCCATGGTCACGACGAATAAATTTTCTCAAGCAGTCACTAAATACCGCGATACCCGTAACTGGAGTCAGGCAGATCTCTCTCGAGAATCCGGACTAACTCAAGCGGAGGTAAGCCGTGTAGAGTCTGGTCAGCGGCTACCTACGATGCGAATTGTTAAGGGTTTATCTGAGGCTTTCGCGTCATCTACGAAAGCAAAATTCAACGAGCCTGTACGTTACGAGGCGTGGGTTGCGTATCTAGTTGACCTGGGTGAACGCGTTCGAATCGACGCCCGTAGCGGTCCCGGAAGATGGGCTAAGCGATGAGCCGTAAATGCTTTCCTGTGTTTAAGGAGAACAGTCGGGTACCCGTGTGGCTGTCTAAAGTTTCGCCCATCGAAATAGGTGCGATTAGCCTGGCTCTGTTTGTGTTTTCTCGCGGTGAGATGACAAAGACTACCAAGCGCCACGAGACAATCCACTACCGGCAGTGGGTCGAGCTTGGGTTCCTGGGCTTCTTAGTTCTGTACCCACTACTCTGGCTTATCAACCTTCTAAAGTACCGAGACGGGGCTGTAGCGTATGCTGAAATCGCATTCGAGCGAGAGGCTTACGGACATGAGGAAGAAAGCGGATACCTTTCAACAAGAAAAGCGTACGCGTGGGTGAAATACCTTAGCGCCTCACACCCCAGATTTTTGGAGGAGTAATGATAAAACTTGCGATGATAGTAAGCTTTTGTGTATCCACAAGCGCTGCCGCAGCAGAGTTCAATCCTACGCACAGGCTCGATGCGCTCGAAGCATCTACGGGATTAACGCTCAAGCCTACGGCTGATCTCGATCAGGCTCGTAGTGGGGAGTTCCGTTGGGACTCAAGCGCTGGTTTCTGGGGGTCACTCGTGGGCTTAGCGATCACGACGACGATTATTGTATTGGCGGTAAACGCTGCCGATAAAGACAACAACAGCCCCTACGAGCCGATGGAGCACTCATCTCATTGAGTCGATCTTAAGCTTCAACAACTCGTTCTCGCGCTTCACGTAGTCTACTTCGACCTTGAGCCCCGCAACTTCCGTCATCAAGTCGATAATCTGCTGCAGATGCTCGTCTCGCTCTTCTTCTAGCTTTTCGACTCTTTTAATAAGGTCATCTCGGTACAACGCTTGCTCAGCTTTCTCCTCTTTCCGCACCTCCCTTTTTTGCTTCAACATGAACTCATAAAACTTAAACGCGCCCGCACTAAACACGCCTGTAACGGCAGCCACGATTGCAGCAGTAGTGGTCGGCTTATCCACGGAGATCCTTGTGCATTACTTCCATACGCATTTTAACGTATATCCAAACCCACAGGGTAAAGTAGACTGCGGTCACTACCAGGCTACGCCCGACGTCACCAAAGGCAAACTCGGGGTCCGCCATCACGCTCATGACGAACTTGGTAGTGGAGAAGACGTACAGCATCAAGTACACGCCAACGAACCGGGAGCAGGAGCGGATGTTCGGGAGGCTAAACAGCATTCCCAAAGCCACAACAAAGTACAGTGCATACTGAAAGTAGGCCCACTCGTTGCCCCCATCCAGGGCTTCACCATAGCTCATCCAAAGTACGCGGTTGTTGGCCAGGTCAGCGATGTTCCAGAACAAAAGCAGGGGTCCATAGTCGTGGTAGACCAGGATGTCCTTGTAGGCCTTGAAAAAGCTTCTCATTGTGTCACCGTTACCCAACCATAACTTGGAGATACCATGGCTGAACACTCATTAGATGACATCGTCCATTCGATCCAGTCTGCGGTGCTCGCGGCAACGGACATTGCTGAGCGCCACGAACTCGACTCGATAATGAAGCAGGAGTTCTGGGAACTCAAAGTCGATGACAAGGGAGACCCAGTCAAGGATGACGCGGGTAGAGAGGTGTACACACCACGTATGGTGACGATGCGCGTACCAACCTGGCAGGAAGGCAAACTTGTCGATCAGGATATTCCTGTGCCGTTACAGTCTCTTACGACGGGTCAGAGCCTCAGCGTTGACCGTCTCGAAGTTGAGATGTCAGTTCAGATATCGGGTCTGGAGACGGACAAGTCTAAGGGTAAGTTGATGATACGGCCTGGAGCGAGTTCTTCTTGGTTCCATAAACAAAGCAACACTGCTAAACTGAAGCTGGTTTTTAAGGGTAGCGAGCCTCCAGAAGGTTATGCAAGAATTGACGACCAGTTAATTAAACTTCTCCCGTAGACTGTAAATGTCCGACAAAGAAAAATCGCGTCATGATGAGTTAACCAAACTTGGTGTACCAACTCACGATAGCGGTGGTGCTTTCATTCCGATTGAGCAACGAGAGAAGCTGGCTAAGCACTATGAGCCGTCCACGAGTGAGCGTGTGATCGATACCATGCGTCATGAAAGTAAAGTGCGGGGCTCACCAAATGCTAGAACATTGCAGAGAGCCGGCGATTATTTGGGTACTGTTCCGCCTGTGGGTGCTCCAGGAGTAGTCGTGCAGACTGCGGGCGATGCTTTATATACGGGCGCCTCGGGTTATTTGGCCTCTCAAGATGTTCCTGGTGCAACTGAAGAAACTATTGGTGGTTTAGCCGCACTTCTTTCACCTATTCCGCGCGCACTTATATCACCCGAAAAGCGTAAAATGATTCGTGCTGCGTTACAAGACCTGGGTATATCCCAAGTAGTGCAGGAAACAGGTAAGCATTTAGGTAACGCGGAACAAGAAAAAGCACTTGAATCGAAACCGTAATAGGAGTCCATCATGCCAGACCAACTCGTAAACATGTCATCTCAGTTTGGTGGTCTTCCCATGGACCAGCTTATTGGTGGCCCTCTCAAGGCTGCCTGTAGCGCTCAGGTTCTGCTGGCTAAGGCTTCTGCTGACTTCATCAAGGACGTCGGCCTGGACGACGCTGGTGGCGGCAAGATGAATGCCCGCACAGTGGACTTCAGCTTTAACAAGCCAGTTCAAGCTCCTGACGGAACAACGACTCTTGAAAAGGTTGACCTGCAGGTTCCCCTGCTCGCAATCATCAACACGCCAAGCTTGTCTGTGAAGGAAGCCGAGGTCCGCTTCACCATGGAGGTGAAGTCCTCTACTTCGAGTAAGACTACTTCAGACACCAAGGCTGAGCTTACAGCGCACGCCAAGTACAATGCAGGACTGTTTAGCTGCGACGTTACTGTTCACGGCTCTGTGGCTAACCACAGCGAAAACAGCCGCAAGAGCGACAACAGTGCTAAGTACGACGTGAAAGTCGTTGCCCGTGATGACGGTCCTCCAGAAGGGCTTATGAAGGTTCTGGACATGTTGAACGACGCGATTGCCCCGACACAAGGTGTTCCGGCACCAGCAAAAACTAAGTAGTACAGGAGTACACCATGGCTAGTTACGATTTCTCTAAAGATAAAGACAAACTTCAAGACCTCTCAGGCGGTGATCGCCCTCCGTACAAAAAAACTGACCTGGAGCGCGAAGGCTTTGTCGAGCAGTCTCCCGGAGCGTACGTTGATGGGGGCCGTAACGTAGCCGAAGATCCGAAAGATCCGGCGCAGATGCTGCACGATATGAGGGTCGAAGAGCAAGAACGAGCCGAGATCCGCCGTATGCGCATGGACCAAGGCAAGGATCCCTTTGCGGAAGATAAGCCTGCTCTGACGGCAGGCACTTATGACGGTGCTGGCGGATATAAGTACGAAGTTATGGGTGACGGTCAGATTAAAATTGTCGGGGCCCCAGGCGGAAAGGGCGTCGGCGTGACTCTTAAGGCTGACCATCCAGCACACGAAGCAATCTCAGCCGAGTTGAGCCAGAGTGGTGCGTCTCCGTCAGGCGAAAGCCGCCAAGGCGAGGCTGACCTTCTAGCGTCGATGGAGGGCAGTAAGTCTCGTCGAGAAGAAAGCGCTCGATCCGCGACAGGCGTTACGCCTGGAGAAGGTCGCTCCGGAAAAGAAATGGCACGAGTTCGAGGTCTAAGCAACGAAGATCAAATTGCAGAGCTTGATCGCGGTCGAGGTAAGGGCAATAAAGTCAGCCTCAGCGATACGGCTCAAGCAGCGCTTGATCGCACAAGAGAAAAGAATCGTAGCTAATCGTCCCCCTGGGCCCCCCACCCACATCGCTTCTGCTCACGCGCGGGCTGATGCATGAGCGTTTCCCACCGGGTGGGGGGTTTAGGCTTTCTCTAACAGACGCTCTAGCTTAGACACGATGTCGTTGTGTACTCTCGTTCGAGTAATGAGAAAGTCTTTGGACTGAGAGTCTTCTCTATCGCGGTACTCTTTAATGACTTTATCGTACCGCTCACGCATCTTCTCAGATCGCTCACCATACTCTTTACGGATCTCGTCAAGTTGATCCTGAAAGCCCTCTACAAGCTTGTCCAGTCGCTTCTGCATCGTAAAGAACTGATACACCAAGAACGCAGCGAAGACACCGAGGTGTCCATCAGCTAACAGGGAATCGACTAAAGCCTCCACTAGACAGGCTCTTCAATGAGCGTGTACGTAAAGCTATTCCCCCACTTACTCTTAGCCGCGTAGCAGATGCTCATAAACTCATCAAAGTCAGCACTGTGACTAAAGACTTGGCACCCCGCAGACCACTTGTCTACTTGGGTCGAGGAAGCCCCTGCTTTATGGATGTTGATTCCGTAATAGCCTTCAGTAATAGACTGTACGTCAAGGTCAATAACATCGTCTTTATTGCTATCACGATAAGTCTTGACTGTACCGTTTCTCTGACAGAGCGCATCGTATCTCCCCTGGTGCTTGTCGATCTTCCATACAGACCGATACTGACCAGGCACAAGGATAGCAGTACCTTTTACGTTGCTGGGGTTTTCTAGCCAGTACCTGCCGGGCTCAGTAGTACACTCCCAGGTACGCGTAATCCAACCCTGCTCGTCCTTATAAACTACACAAATACGGTCATCAAAGCTGTTCGCCTTATGATCCTTGCTACGAATACCAATGATGTTCAGGTTGTACTCGCCGGACTCAAACACCGCATGACCGAGAGAATCGACGTAGTCTAATAGTACAGGCCTCATCGGCTGCAGTTCGCGTTTGTAGCTTGACAGATTGCAGCCTGGTTGATGGCCTGCTGCTGCTGCATCTCAAGCATCTTGGCCACGATGTCTTCCATCTTGTCGAGGCGTGTCTCTACGCCCTGGATCTTAAGGTCTACAACATCTTGCTTACCTGACTTGGCTTCAAGTACAGTGACCCGCTTGTCCAAGTCTTCACTCTCTTGAGCCGCCGATTCGAGAGATGCGAAACAAATACCCGCAGCAAACACTACAGTCAGCCCAGGCACCGCGAAGTCTTTTAGTGTCATTTTCCTGCCCCCGCGCTGTAATGGTATGTCGCGCCTATCCCAGCCGTGACTATACCTACGATTATAATTGTTTCCACTCGACCTAACCAACGTTGAGTTGTAGGTCTGTCTAACCATGGCGTAGGCTTGTTCGCCAACTCAAGTTTGTTTTTATACCAGTAGATCTCCATCTCTAACCGAGACGTCTCGATTCGGTATTGCGATTGAACCGCGACACCCCACTTCTCGGTCTGCAATAAATCCGCGAATTGCGACAACGGAACCGCTACGGCCGAGCACTTAGACACTCCATCGGAGCCTAAAATTGTGGGTGAGATCGACTGACTTTTGTTAATCGCGATTACTTTTGCACACTCACCTTGAACGGGCTCGGGTGCAGCGGGCCGGTCGATTGAGTCAGACGCAAAGACCGTACCAAGGAAAAGGAGGATTCCAATCATCGTCGTTTCCGAGCGTTACCCAAATCAGCCAAGTCATCAGCAGGAGAATCGCCGGTAGTCGCTGATCTGATTCGATCTAGCTCTTCCTTTAAATTATCTTGTACGCTGCTCAACGCAGCCTGAGCCGCCGTATTCGCCGGAGCCGACGTAGTAGATTTCGATGAGTTTAAGCGCCCTTTAAACAGTCGGAATGCCGCGATAAGAACCGCCGCCAAGCCTGCAATTGCGATGTAGGGTCCTTCGATCATGAGGCCTCCTAAGATGCAACCAATTTAACAACAACAGCGGAGGTCGGGTTCGAGGCGTTTTGCTTTGCCGGGTCGGTAGTACACCACATGCTTAAGCCAGCGGCATAATCCTGCCCATCCGGAAATACGTACGAGGCTTTAGTTCCTGGCGCCGCCGCAAACATCCAAGTAGGTACGCCATTGCTGGCGTCTGTCGGTACAGCACTCGCAGCGTCCCGAATTCGGACATACGCAAATGTTGAGGTGTTTGCCGTATTATCGATATCAATCAAATAAAACGTGCCCGAAGTGTTGCCCGTAACGTTGTTCGCAGGGGAGTTGTTGGCCAAAAAATCGACCACAAGGTTACCGCCTAGAGCCGTGATCGTACTTGTTTTTGTGACCGACATGCTACCTCAACTACAGATAAGGGTAACGTCGACACTACCCGCAAAGCTGGTTGTATCGTCCTCACCGCTGTTGGCGCTCACCCAAAACTTCAACTCCGTAAACGCATATCCTGTAGGTATGTGAATCGTCTTTATCGCTGAGGCCTTACCCTTAAGTGCGATCTGAGTATTCGTTGTGTCTGCGGTATCTAAGATATGAAGGCTTACGGCTGCGGACGATTGAGCAGAATTGATGATAACGGTGTGGAGGGTTCCGGGTGCGTTAGTCGGATTAGTCTGCGCCGTAGTCGCATCAATGCCCGTACAAGAGATTACTTTGTAATCAACCGCATCCTGGAACCCAGTACTTTTAAGCTCAATCGCCACAAGCTACCTACTTCTTCGAAATCGCTGCCATAGCCTTCTCAGCGCTGTCACCCGCGATGTAGGCCAAAGCCACGTACAACCATTGGTCCGAAGCAAGCAAGCCAACAGCAAGTAGGCCAGTGCCGAGAACCAAAACAGCAAGTCGACGCCAAGAGACGCGCTTCTGAGAGCAAAAGAGTGCGTTAATAAAATTCTTCATGATTATGTACCTGCCAAAATAGTTACTTTGAGAATACCTGAGTTTGCCGGGTCGGCTTGTGTTCCTGTACCCGCAGATGTCGAAGTTCCGATAAAACTAAATCCCGTAGTCATACCACCTGCAGGCCAACCTTCGGGGAAGACATATTCGACAATCGAGTTTGCAGGCGCATACAGGCGGAGTATCGGCGCGCTACCTGTGGAGTAAGTCGTTCCGATCTGACCCTTAACGTAGGACACACCATTGACGTTTGAATTATCAATTCGAAACGTATAAATTTTATCGGCTAACGTAACACCAGTAAACACGTTGTTTTCCGGTGTTGCGTCTGCTTGGAGATCGATGATTAGCGTTTCGGCTAGTCTTTGTGGGATTGTTGCTTTAGTTACCGCCATGACGACCTCTTAAGTAGTTACGAATCTAACAATTGTATAACGGCCTGCAGCGGCTTCCGTATTTGTTGTCGCGTTATCCGCCTCACTGCTCGTCAACCAGGCAGTCAATCCCGTAAATGGAATCCCCCCGGGAAACTCCGAAATAAACCGCTTGTTGCCGATGCATCTAATCACTATATCAGGAACAGTTGTCCCCACGACAACTTCTGTCGAAGTCAACTTTAGCTTCAGATGTTGATTAGCGCCTTGGTTTGCGGCCGTCGCGTCGACCTCAATCGTCCGGAGAATCCCCGTCCCTTGAGTCACGTCGACGATAGCCGTCTGGTCTAGACGAATATCCTCGACAATTTTGTAGGTTAAAATTGAACTGTCGAGGTTTGCAGTTTTTAGGTAAGTGCTCATAAGGTTTCCTAGAGAGGTAAGGTTACGTCGGCGGCCACGTGCATCATATCTTCTGCGGTTGCGCCATTGATGCTGCCGACATCAGTGGTGGAGTCCACCCAAGTGTCACCGCCGTCGGTTGAATAGAACATATCGCCTGTTAGACAGCAAGCCACCCAGGTGGAACCATCTGTTGCGACACCGTAGACGTTTCCGTGTGCATCGCCGTCTCCGCTGAAGTCGGCGCCGCTCTCGTCCATGGTGGTCGTCTTGCCGTTGATGTCGAACGTTGACTTAAACTGACCACCGACGACAACGACCCGACCGGCTGCGGATGCGATGTGTCTCTGATCGTCGAAGCATAGCGCAGCGTGATTTGCGAGAGTCGTAGCACCAGACCAGTCGGTAAGGTCAGACGTGGAGGCCGTGTAGAACTTGCCATTGTTAACGATGCCCACCAGCAGCGTATTGTTTGTGTATGCCATACACCTTATATTACCGGGGTCGCTGCCCCCGTCGAGCAGGGTGTGCATCAAGCTCCATGAGCCAGACGCGCCGTCCTGAGTGCTCGTGTAGATACGATTCTCTTGAGCAAACCACCAAGTACCCGCACCATTCGACCTAATGGTGTAGATGCTTTCACTCGAGGCGTCGATTCCGGTAATGCCGGAGATGTCGATCACCTCCCAGTCAGTGCCATTAGTGGACCTCCAGATCTCCTTAATGCTACTGGTCATCTTGCCCACAGCGATCCAGACGTTGTTTCCCCACTCGACGGCAAAGCGTCTGATCGAGAGGTTGTTTCCGTCTTCATCTGTATTGATCCCGGTCCATGGTCCTGAGGTGCCATCGTCGTGGAGCGTTATTTCTGGGTTGTCAGTCTCATAGAGCGATACCCACAGACCATTTCCTGATCCATCTTTCCCATAGGCCAAGTAGTAGTTATCAACTGAACCGCCTGGAAAGGGTGACGAGCCACCAGCAAATGCGTCGTAGTCATCCCAATCATTACCAGCCAAGAGATCGCTGTTGCTAATGTACCCGACCATTCTGTCGTTACCGCCAACCACCCAGAGCGAAGCGCCAGAGGACGGCTTGTCTTGCCCGTTAACGTTCTGGATATCTCCTACAGCCACGCCATTGACGCCAGCAATACTGCCAGCAACAACGTCGTTTACTTTCTCATAGTTAGGCACTATGCAACCT